TTATAAATTATTCAATGAATCTTCCATGCTCTTTCTCGATTTCAACAGTTGATATTCTCCATACCTTCTCCATTCATTCATATTGGGTATCTCATTTGTTCTATTAGGAGGTGTTATTCCATTTTTATGGCATTCCATCTGTTCATCAAATATTTTTTTATATATTCGGTAATGATTTATGCTCATCCTTAAATCAGAAGCTTCCTTAACAGCTGGATCTGACAGACTTTTTATAAAATTATAGATAAAGAACAAAACTACTACCGCAATTACAAAATATAGTCCAATCATATTATATTAATGTTTATTTTTTATTATCAAATTCCCACCCTCTCTATGCCCTAAAACATAGATTAGAATTGAGTTTTTTGACACAAAATACTATTTATATCAAAAAAGACATCCACATAAAATAAGATCCAGCTATAACCCCTACTAGGCTTAAAATATCAATTATAATATTTGGCAACAATTTAATTATCCCATTTATAAAAGGCGCAATTGTACCTACTACAAGTAAGCCAACTAAGGGATGCCACCATGTCATTTTAAAAATTGCATAAATCGTAAAAACCAAAAGGCTAATAAAACCAACCCCGGCCCCAACTGTTAAAATAGACTTGATTAAACTGGATGATCCCTTAAAATCATTAGATGAACCATTTAAACCAAAAGAAGATACTGCAACAATCAGCATATAAACATACATCATGATATTAAATTTAGGTTTAAAGTCACTTTATTTTTTTCATTAACTCCGAAATTATAACATTAAGCCGAGCAATCTCTTTATCTTTTTCATCAAGATATCTTTTCTGATATTCAATCTTGATTAGAGCCTTCTCTAATTTAACGCAACAATCTTCTTCAGTAGCTGATTCCTTTATTCTACTGTTGTTACCGTATAAATTTCCATGCCCCATTTGCACAGGATTATTGTCAATTATTTTACTTCTTGCTCCTGTCTGAATATAAACCCTCATTCCGGGATTTTTTTCAGACAAAGCGTCCACAATCTTATTTATCGATTCGTCAGATTCATTGCAAAGAACCTCCTTGTTTAGCACAGGAAGCCCATATTTCACTTGAAGTTCCTCTGCACTCGATATTACACCGTCTTTTACCATCGATTCTACGCAATCGATAATTCTATCCACATACGCTTTTGTTGTCATATACTTGATTTATTAATATTGTTAATACAATACAACAAATCCACTTTATAACAGTTTTCCCTATAATTTCCAAAACTACAAACCACTTACTTTTTATCCAAAGCCTTATCTAGCATATTCATAGCCCTATCCTTGTCAGCAATAGCCTGCCGTAATTGCATCTGTAATTCTTCTACCCTTCTTTTATTCAACGACTCCATTTCTTTGATCTTTCTTTTTAATATATCAATCTCAGCTTTTGCCCTGACGAGCTCTCTTTCGCAATCAGCAGGTACGATACCTATATTGTGCCCATTACCTGTAATATTTCCACCAATAACACTTCCTACTGTACCACTTCCGTTTGAAACTAAGGGAGATTTCCGAATATTGTTATCTTTCTCCATTTCACCACGACCGGTTATTAGCCAATCTATATTCAAATTGGGATAAGCAAATAGAATTTTTTCAATTTTCTGAGTGGTAATACCACCTTTCTTTATATTGTTTACCGTTCCATTTGAAAGTCCACAATTTTTCTCAAATTTCCCTTGGCCAATGTTTAAATAGGCAAGAAATTTTATTAATCTGTCTTTTATCGTTTCTTCCACAGTATATTTTCTGTATATTTGTAATCTAAATTCATTTTAAAATTGTCTGCCATGTTTAAGTTTATCAAAGAAGCCTTAGAAAAACATCAACAGAGAAAAGATATTGAACTCCGTAAATGGTGTGCTGATCTAGCATGTTCTAGTCGCTTATCGTATGATAAATCCGTATTGGATGATGCCAAACAACTGTACAACTTTATTACTTCACAATCTCAGATGGCAAAAGAACCGGCACAGAGAATGAAACCTCTTGAACACTAGCCATTGATTCTCCAACACTAGAACCAATAGATGCAGATATAATTTTAATTATATTACAAGACCCTGCGCCTTTTGTTTCAGCCTTTTCTTCCAGTTGTACATGAGTTTTAAACTGCACAGGAATAAGAGGCATAGAAATGCTACTGTTGGGAATCTTACTTTCCTTTAATATATAAGGCATTCCTTCTATTTTGAAGCTTCCCCTTGGATTAACAAAGCCTCCTAGTTCCTTATAGCGCCGATTCGCATCAGTTACCCCTTCGGCTATTTGCAGCAGAACATCAGATATAAATTCTTTCAATTCCATATATTGTTAATTAAAGTTTAACACAGTATTTTTTCTGTGAATATATTTGTTTTACAGAAAATACACTGTATATTTGCCTCCGTAATCAATCACAAGCCCCATTCACGGGGCACATATTGAATAGATTTTCAAAAGTAGTTAAAAAAATGGAAACAACAACAACAAAGAAGAAAATTAGTTCGGTTGCACTAAAAACAAAAACAGATGTGCAAGGAACGCTCCTCTCTCTCAAGGTCGGATTTCCTACCTCTATAAAGAACACTCAAATCAAAGCATGCTCTATACGTAGTGCCATCCGTAAGCTGAACCAAAAAGGGTATTCCTTTAAGCAATCAGAAGAAGGGAGAATAGACGATGTAATAGTAACCAGATTGAAATAAATCCGCCATGAGTGTAACAGCCGAAATAACATTTCCAACCAACTCTATCTCTTACGACAAGTTTGTGACAGATATAGCTTCTAAGCTTGCTTCTTATTTGAAAGAAGATAAGGATGATGCTGAGTACATATCTCAGAGGAAAGCAGAAAAACTTTATGGAAAGGCAAATGTACTCCGTTGGAGAAAGGCTGGTGCAATCAATCCTATATGTCGGCCAGGTAAAATAGAATACCCGACTGCCAGACTTAAAGAATTGAGTCGTACAGATGAAGTCTTTATAAGATGGCAATTAAGCAAAAAGAAGAAATAATCAACAGCCTCTTGGTTCAAATGGATAGAACGTAGGTTTCTAAACTTAAAATACGAGTTCGATTCTCGTAGGGGCTTCTTAATTAAAAGTTCTGGCACATGTTTCCACCTTAGTACCCGCAGAAATGGGGTTGAAACGAAAGGATATAAATCTAACTTATTAATGAAGGTAATAAGGTTGGCGGTATTGGGTATTACGTCGTGTCCGTGATGTCCGGTTGACTTGTCCCGGATCGGTGTTAAACGGTCTATCGAATACTGCTTTAAATATGCCTTGTCCCATGAGGCATATTTGATTATAATGGGAGGCGAATACGGCCATAGTATGACAGATTGGACAGACAATCAAATATGACGACAAAGCGGAAAGACGCTTGACGGCTCGACAGTAGATGCATTCTTTGATTTCACTCCCCTGCCCGTTTATGATTCGGGATTAAAATCGTTAGAGGTTGCAGGGGAGCATTGTAATAACCTGATAGTTGCCGATCGGATTGGCTGCTGGTGCAAATAAATCACAATAATATGATACACTTTAAATCTTTAATTCAGTTCATATTCTGTATAATATGGACTCTACTAGCATGTATATGCTTTATCTGTGGATTTTATAATCCAATGCACTTTTTTACAGCTATAGGCTCTGCTATTTTATGTTTAACCACATATAAACTATGGTAATATGGGCAAACCTATACTAATTCACCTACCCGATGGTGATCTTGACTATGACGGCGAGGAAGAAGACACTTTAGAAGACATCGAATTTCAAAACATGATGGAAGAATGGGAATTTGAAATGAGTACGTACAACTATTAAATCATAAAATCATGGAAACAGAAGATTACAATGTTACACCGATAGAGCTTGGACAGATTCAAATAGCCCAAGCTGATACTATAGAAAGAGCGAGCGTTGATTCTCAAGTGGCCACAGCCAAACAATATCCAAGAGATGTGCGGAAGTGTATAAACAACTCCATCGTAATTGTCACTATGGATATTGAGACTGCCAAATCTTGCTCTTATGCATTGTCCAAGGGCGGGAAATTAATAACCGGCCCATCCGTACATCTTGCAAAAATCTTGGCCACAAACTGGGGAAATATCAGAACAGAAGCAAAAGTTATCCAAATAACAGACAAACAGATCATCAGCAGAGGAACCGCCTGGGATCTGGAAACAAACGTCGCATCTGCATTCGAAGTTAGCCGGAGCATAGTCGACAGCAAAGGTAAGCGGTACTCTAACGATATGATTGTCGTTACCGGTAATGCCGTCAATTCAATAGCCTATCGTAATGCTGTTTTTGCCGTGATACCTAAAGCTATCACCGACAGAGTGTATCAAGCTGCTCAAAAATATATAACAGGTGATCTTTCCGATGCCGATAAGCTCCTGAAATTCCGCACAACTCTCATTAATACATTCAAAAACGAGTACGGAATAAGCGAATCTGAGGTGATAAAGCTATGCGGCAAACAAACCACCAATCAAATAAAAACAGATGAAATCACCTTCCTTGTTGGCGTTAGTCAATCCTTAAAAGATGGAGATACCACTGTTGATGATTTAATGAAACCCATCAGGAAAACAAAAGAAGACATCACCACAAAGAAAACAAGAATGAAAACTAAAAAAGTTGACAAATTGCCATGAATAAATACTCATCATACAGCGACGCTGAACTTGAAGAGTTGTTCTCCTACTACCTGATCGACTCCTGGAGTTATAGCAAAGTTGCCTCATTTTCCAGAAATGAAAAAGAGTTTGAAAAGACGTATATCTATAGAGAAAAATCAAGAATATCAGCAAGTACAGTTGCCGGGAATGCTTATCACGTTGCCCTCGAACTCTTTTTCAATCAGTTAAAAGACGGTGTGGAAACCTCTCTGGCCGAAATGGAACAAATCGCATTTACTTATATAGACAACATTCCAGTGAACGTCTGGAAAACGCAGAAGACTACCCCTACTATTGAAGAATGCAACCTGAAAGCAACAAAGGTTTGCACTTCGCTACTTAAAAACTTCTACAGTGAGAAATCTATTTATATGTCCGGCATGAGTGAAATCTTAGGCGTAGAACTGAGATGCGATGAATGGCTAGTTATAAACGGAGTCGATATTCCCCTGCCCTGTCATGCCAACATAGATCTTGTGCTAAGACTTGATAACGGGAAGGTAGTTATCGTTGACCATAAATCGAAATCAAAATTCACGGACGACGATGAACTTGTTTTAGTTTGTGGGAAACAAGCTATAACTTATATCCTGAATTTCGAATCGAAGACCGGTATTAAGGTTGATGAAGTATGGTTCATCGAAAACAAAGATTCCAAGAATAAAGACAATTCACCCCAGCTCAAAAAATTCAAGATTATCCTTGATAACGATACACGTAAACTATACGAAGCTTTATTGTACGAACCGCTCAAAAGGATGATAGAGGCCGTTTCCGATCCCGACTACATCTATATGATCAATGATAATGATAATTTCATAGACCGGGCAGAACTCTACGATTTCTGGGCTAAAACGATGATTGCAGAAGTGGACGATTTCAATATTCCGGATAAGAAAAAAGAACTGATTTCCCGAAGGCAAAAAAAGATCCGAGACGCTTCGATCGGAAACATAAGCCCTAAGACTATCACTTCATTCAGAGACAACGCGGCATCATTTATTACTTACGACTTATCAAATACAAATATGACAAACGGAGAAAAAATAGAACACGCCCTAAGAACATTTGGGGTTATCGTAAAAGTGGCACACGAGATATCGGGGTATTCTTCCAACACTTTTTTATTGGAAGTATCAGCCGGTGTTAAAATCTCAAATGTGATGAAATACCGATTGGATATTGCAAATGCCTTAGATGTTTCCTCGGTAAGAATCGGGAATGACCTAATGGTCTATAATGATAAATCATATTTGTTCATCGAAACATCAAAAAAGAGAACAGATACATTATATTGGGATAAGAAATACCTGGTAGAAGAAAAAATCCCTATCGGAGTTGATAATTTCGGTAGGACAGTCGTTTGGGATATGAATAACCATTCCACCCCTCACGTGTTAATATGCGGTGCGACAGGAAGCGGCAAGTCTGTATCTATCATCTCTACTTTGAAATACGCTAAAGCAGCCAAGATCAAAAACATCTACATCTTTGATCCTAAATACGAGTTTTGTTCATACAGCGGTTATGCTAAGGTATTCAATGAAATAGAGGATATAGAAGAGCAAATGAGGCTTTTGGTTGTAGATATGCAAAAACGGGCTAAGACAGGCAGATGCACTAAAACTCTAATAATCTTTGATGAGTTTGCCGACGCGGTTGCATCTGCTAAAAGTGGTCCCGAGCTGGACATTAAAGAAGAAGTCGTTGTTGGAGTATCTGCCAGGGGTATTCCCAAAAAAGAATTAAAGACCGTTGGTCGACTGAAATCCCTGGAAGAGAACTTAAAGATTCTACTCCAAAAAGGCAGGTCTCTCGGCTTCCGAATAGTAGCAGCTACCCAGCGTGCATCTGTTAATGTCATAACCGGAGATGCCAAAGTCAATTTTCCCGTTCAAATATGCTTCCGGGTTCCTAAAGAAATCGACTCTAAAGTCGTAATTGATGAAGCCGGAGCAGAAACCCTAAGCGGTATGGGAGACGGATTAATGAAGTCCCCCGAATATCTTAATGTTGTTAGATTTCAAGGATTCTATTACAAACAATAGAGATGGATGTATGCAAATCGGATATAAAAAACATAATCCGCCTTCTTGAAAAAGGCGCAGAATATATCGAAAGATATTCTATAAAACCTTGCGATCAAGATAAAGCGAGACAAATAAAAATCATGATTAGAAAACTCGAAAGAAAAAATCAAAATGCATAATTGGTTTGAATGCAAAGTATCTTACGAAAAGATACTTGAAAACGGAATGCAGAAACGGGTTACAGAGCCCTATTTGGTAGATGCGTTAAGTTTCACAGAGGCAGAAGCCCGAATAATAGAAGAGATAAAACCGTTTATATCCGGTGAGTTTACTGTAACAGACATTAAACGGGCTCGCCTTTCCGAACTATTTTTCAATGAAAATGGAGATCGTTTTTACAAAATAAAAGTCTATTTCATCACATTGGATGAAAAAAGCGGAGCTGAAAAGAAAACAGCAGCGCAGATGCTTGCACAGGCTTGCAATTTGAAAGAAGCTATTGCCGTATTGGAAGAAGGAATGAAAGGAACTATGGCTGATTATACGATTGCTTCTGTTACTGAAACTGAAATCATAGATATTTTTCCCTACACAGCGGAAGATATAGATCGGGTAAAAATCAAATTCAAAGCGGATAAACTGGAAAAAAAAATATGCAAACAGCCTTTATCAGAAGAAGAGTTGTTATCCGCTGCTAATGATTGGGTACTAGGCAATGTAAAATCTGATAAAGACAAACTAAACATTCTGCAAACGCAGACAATCATTAAATCTAAAGCAAATCACAATCCTGATAAATTTAAGGAGACCATATTAGATATTGCCGAAAAACAAAAGGATATATCAATAAAATGGTGGTTCTTAGGTTGTGGAGCAATACTTCTCAAAAAGTATCAAAAAGAATAACTTAAAAAGAAAAGAGGCTTAAATGCGTGAGATTAAATTCAGAGGGAAAAGAATTAAAATTGAAGACCCAATGGAAAGATGGATAGAAGGCTCTTTAATTGATTATACGAATATTAGAGATGAACGTGTAGTCAGAATCATGAGTCGGTCAGGATATATGAATGATGTGAACCCTGAAACTATAGGTCAGTTCTCCGGTCTAAAAGACAAGAACGGAAAAGAGATATACGAAGGAGATATTGTACGCTTTACATATAGTTATGAGAAGCAAGGATATCATACAATTGTGACTAATATCTATATCGGTGTAATCGCATTGAATAAGTACTTTCAGGCATGTATAATGGTAGGAGATGAAGAATATCACATTGATAATTGTACTCGGAACGGTGAAGTAATTGGCAATGTATACGATAATCCCGAATTACTATCTAACAATTAAAAATAATTGAACCTTATGGTGTAAAGGTCAACCGTAGTTTTATATGAATACGAAAAAGTACATTGGAACAAAAATTATTGAGGCGGCTCCTATGTCGGCAAATGATGCAGAAGAATGCGGTTTTAAAACAGGCGGTAAAGTCGGCGATGGCTATTGGGTACGTTATGAAGATGGATATGAAAGCTGGTCACCGAAAGACGTGTTTGAAAAAGCATATAAGATAGCCGATACCCCACTCGACAGATTGTATATCGAATACAATGAGTTAATGGATAAATACAACAAACTGGTTTTATTCCTCGGTCGTGAAGATGCAGAGTCTATTGCTGGTGAAATGCAAGTTGGATTAATGGACCTACAGAAAATTCAAATGCATGACTACCTGTTGACCTTAAGAACTCGCATAGAGCAGATGAAAAAGTAGTTACAATTTGCTCCCGACATTTGTTTCGGGAGCAATCAACTTTAGATAAGAAGTAAAACTATTTGAGATATCATGAATGTAAATTTTCAAACAGCAAACAAAGGCGGAAAAGCTGCTACGACAGAGTGGTACACTCCTCAATATATCATTGAATCCTTAGGCGGTAAATTTGATTTAGATCCATGTGCTCCTTCTACAAGCTGGCATACGGCTGAAAGATGCTTTACAAAGGATATTGACGGATTATCTCAGAATTGGAATGGACGCGTGTTTCTCAATCCTCCCTACGAAAATCCTACGGTAAAACATTTTGTTCGTCGATTGGCAGATCACGGGAACGGTATAGCGTTATTGTATGCCAGATGCGATAATAAAATGTTTTTTGAGGACATCTTTAATCGGGCAACATCGATTAAATTTCTTTGTGATCGCATTTACTTTCTTCGTCCTGATGGGACAAAAGGCGACCGTCCCGGATGTGGTTCTGTTCTCATCGCATATGGTAGCGAATGCGATCAGTTACTCCGCAACTGTACGCTACCAGGGAAATATATTTCATTAACTATAAAAGTATGAGCAAATCAAAAAACACATCTCCGCCAACATTCTTTTGTGACTATTGCGTCCACTTCAAACCAACGGACGACCCGAAAGCCCCGAACGAGGAGCTTTGTGAGTTTAAAAGAGAGTTATCCTTTTGGTTTCCCCAGGACTATAACAATGACTCAGGTTTTTACAAAAAAGACTGTAAAGACTATGAGCGAGATAATTAATTCTAATTCACTTCACGCCATAAATTAATAAATCAAATATGGAAGCATTAAACAATTGGTCACAGGTATTTTTCCTAGTGGCCTTAATTTTTGGCATTATGGCTATGATTTATATCGTTTTATATCTAATCAATCAAAAGAAAGACAGGAAATGGTAAATAAATATCGTAATAAAAAGGTATTAGGATATGACAGTAAAAAAGAAAAAAGACGAGCTGAAGAATTAAAATTACTCCAAAGAGCTGGAATGATTTCTGAGCTAAAAGAACAGGTCAAATTTGAATTGATTCCGTCCCATTATGAGAATATAAACGGGAAGAAGAAATGTATAGAACGTGCCTGTCATTATATAGCAGACTTTGTCTATGTTGAAAATTCAAAACTAATAGTGGAGGATGTAAAATCCCCTATCACTAGAAAGAACAAAGAATATATTATCAAAAAGAAACTTATGCTCTATCAGCATGGCATAAAAATAAGAGAAAAATGAATGAAGCAAAATCAAAACGTCTAACCATTCCTATTCTCCAGCAGAGGTTAGACAGAGTTTTTTCCGAATACATCCGATTACAAAATGCAAGCGAAAACGGTTTCTGCAAATGTATTACTTGCGGATCAATGTGGCGCTGGAATCTAATGCACAATGGTCATTATATAGACCGTAGGCATATTAAAACTCGGTATGATACCCGTAATTGTCATGTTCAGTGTCCTAATTGTAATATTGGTCTTCGCGGTAACCTGGACAAATATAAACGATTTATCATTGATAAATACGGAGTGAAGGTTTTAGAAGAGCTAGAATCAGCCAGACGATCTATTGAAAAATGGACTGTGGTCGATTATCTTGAAAAAATCAAATACTACAAGGAGGAAGTAAAACGTATCAGGAAGGAGAAAGGGTTATGAAGAAAGATAAAAATCCACCTAAAATCCGATGTGCTGATTGTGGTAATGCAAAGCCTCATATTGGATTAGCTGTTTGGTGTATTTGTCATAATGCAGGCAGAGTAGCTAATTCAATTAGGGTTTGCAGTCAATTTAAAAAACGGTAGATATGGCAAAAGACGCTTATTATTTTCCTCACGATAGCAATGCCCGTAATGACGAGAAGATTATATCTGTCCGAATAAAGCATCAAGCAGAAGGATATGGCGTTTATTTCATGCTTCTGGAACGTCTTAGAGAGAGTGCTGACTATACGAGTATCAAAGATTATAACATGATAGCTTTTGATCTTCGCGTAGATGCATCACTCGTAAAATCTATAGTAGAAAATTTTGGGTTATTTCAATTTACCGATGACGGTAAGCGGTTCTACTCCGAAAGTTTTACGCGACGTATGAAGCTAAAAGATGATAAATCAGAAAAGGCCAGAGAATCAGCTAATAGGCGTTGGAATAAATGCGAAGGTAGTGCGAACGCATCAAATACGAATACAAACGCATCAAAAAACGATGCTATAAAAGAAAGTAAAGTAAAAAAAGAAAAAGAAATATCCCCCTCTATCCCCCAAGGGAAGACGGAGGAAAATTCTTTTTTGAATTTTATAGAAAGATATCCGCCACCTAACGATGGCGTGGATCGAAATTACGAAGGACTCATTAACGCACTGGAATCTTTTGGTGTTAGCGTAGAGCATGCGAAACTAATCTCTATGCTATCTAATTACGGCGAGAAAAACACTAGTGTCTGGCTTGCACTCCAAGAGTGGAGAGGTGACAAAATGCCCGGGGGTAAAAACATACTCAAGCTTCCAGGAGAATTTATTCTTTCTAAATTAAGAAAATCAAATCAAAAATGATGTATTACCACCAACTTACAAAAGAACAGGCAGAGGAAGCCTTAAAGCTCTCCAACCTGATATTCCAAAAGACATTCAAAAGGCCACAAGGCTGTAATTTCTTCGGGGCACTCGATAAACAATTCGGTTGCCCTTTTTTATTTCGATCTGAAAAGGATCGTGTTAGTATTTACCAGAAATGCAAGGAGTGTACTTGCAGGAGGCAGAGGCTATAACATAAACAAAAATCAAATATCCATGCAACAAACAAAATTAGGGCTTAGAAAACTCAAGGAGTCCAAGGAAAGCCAGCAAGAGCGGTATAAATGCCATAAGGTATTAAAACAAAACCCGCTTATCAGACTTGATGTAAGAAATAAATCGGTCACATTATTGGCTAAAGAATTGGGGGGGGCAAAAATATATGTGGATATCCTGATAGGCAAAGGGTATTCTGTTGGGTATGATTTATTCTATGACAAATAGTAATTTATTAACATTATGACTTGGAGAGAATTAAGAGACGCTATCGATAAGATGGACGCGTCACAGTTAGACAAAGAAGCTAAGTGTTGGCGAGAGGATCAGCCCCTAGTTGATGTCACGTTGGAACAGTCCTCTGAAGCGCAGTATTACAATCAGGATTGGGACTATTGTCATCTTGAATCAGAAATTGACGAGGATGACCTAAACGACAAGAATACCATCAAAGTAATTGACGAGGATGATTATTATCTATGGGGAGAATAAGCTATGAAACATCAAATTAAATGCTACGGCAACACATGTCCTGATCGACATGATTGTGCGCTATACACGATCGAGGCAGAATCCAAAAAGACGAAACCGGACGAAGCGCCGGGGAAGAAGTGTGAGTTCTTTAGGAAGAAAGGAGGCTTAAATGCGTGAGATTAAATTCAGAGGAAAAAGAATTAAAATTGAAGACCCAATGGAAAGATGGATAGAAGGCTCTTTAATTAATTATACGAATATTAGGAATGAACGTGTAATCAGAATCATGAGCCGGTCAGGATATATGAATGATGTGAACCCTGAAACTATAGGTCAGTTTACAGGACTGCTTGATAAAAATGGCAAAGAAATTTATGAGGGGGATATTATACAACTTGACTACATTACAACAATTGGCAAACATCGCATAGGACTTTCATTTGAGGTTAAATGGTGTACCCGAGAAGGATGCTGGGTTGGATGGGATGGCTTTACAGAAAATAATTTTCAACAAGCACACAAAATGTTTGTAGTTAAAGGTAATATCTACGATAATCCCGAATTACTATCTAACAATTAAAAATAAGTGAGCTATGAGGATTGAGATGCAAATTTGCTCTATCGAGCAAGCTGAAAAACTAAAGAAGTTAGGTGTTGTACAGTCAAGCTGTTTCTATTATGTGAACAACTGGAGAAATCCCAGATTTGAACCAGTTGACGATGGCGAACACGTGATACATGGAAGTGAGCGGCATTTTAAAAGGACATGAAAAATATAAGAATTGTAGGACGCACAGATGGACATCCTATTTATGAAGTTTTTGGAAAAACATTTCTCATTTACATAGATAAAACATTTCCTTTTATCCATATAAATTTTGATTTACCATTTTAATTAACAAATAAAAAGAATATGAAATATGATAGATAAGGATTTTGATAAAGCAATGGATGATTTGATGGATTATCGGCATGAAGAATCTACCAAAATTGTTTCTGCATTCAAGCATGTGCTGAAGAATATTGATTACCCATCTTATAAAATCAAAGAATATCTAAGAGATGGCGAAAATCGTCATGTTGGATATTGCAGGGTCTTAGAGGATAAAAATTATAAAAACAGCTCATATCCAGGACATAAGTTTTACCGTGTAATCGAAGAAGATAATAAAAAATATCACATTCCTAATTTATTAATGCGACAAGATGATAATAAGGATGATAACTTTCATTGTCTTGTTTGGCAAACTTGTCAGTTTGAAGATGATTATACTGGATACATATTATTTCCTTTAACAGATGGAACTTACTGGGCTGTACATTTTGAGCTATAAATTAAAAATAAATGATATATGAAAGCAACGAAAATTTATTATCAAAAGTGCTTTAATCTCGGCAATTATCAGAATGAGGTGATTGGTATAGAATTGGAGATTGGAGAGGGAGAGAAAGCGGCTGACGTACTTGAAAAAGCAAAGCAATTTGTAGAGAGCAAGGATTTAGTATCAGCCAACATACAGGAGTATGATAATTGTTTGAGAATAGTTAACGATCCAGACAACTATACAGGTAGACAAGTTCGAGAAGCGAATGAGTTCCTTGCTAAATATAAGGATAAAGACGATTTACCATTCTAATTCAAAAAAGAAGTGAACCTATGGATAATGTTAATCACCCAAAACATTATACATCTCATCCATCAGGGATTGAATGTATAGACGTGACAGAACATTATGATTTCTGTATTGGAAATGCCATAAAATATTTGTGGCGTGCGGGTTTAAAGAAAAGTGCCGATAAGTCTGAATGCGAAAAGGAGATTGAAGACTTAGAAAAGGCAAAATGGTATATTGATCGTAAAATCAACAATTTAAAAATCAATAAATGAGACTAATTAGAGCATCATATCAGATAATGTCAGACCTTGATTCTGATAACATAATTGCAAATATAGAATTAGCAGGAAGAACCTGTTATAAATCAGAAGATAAAATAACATCGGATAGTTCATCGAAATTTATCCGTATGCTTATAAGCAGAGGACATGAATCAGTCTTGGAACACGAGAAGATAACCGCTAGGTTTATTTGTGATCGTGGGATATCGCACGAACTTGTAAGGCATCGTATAGCCTCTTTCTCACAAGAAAGTACACGTTATTGCAATTACTGTAATGAAAGGAACCAATATGTTTGAGCCAAAAACAAAAGCAATTACCCGATGGGGACTTTCCATTAAAGGCACCGATGTGTATTTCCCCAAAAAAGAAACGGCTATAAATATCGGAAGATTAACACTAAAGATGAACCCGGAAACCACAATGTTTGAGGAATATCGGCTTTGGGATTTAACTTCCGATGTTCCTCAATTGATAGATGAACAGAGATTTGATAGAACAATTTTAATTCAAGAATAAAAAATAACGAATCGTGGAAATAATATTAAGGGATGGAACCAAGATAGGCAGAGAATCATTCCGATTACAATTAAAAGGACAGGAATTTATGCTTAGAGAAGATGCGGACGGTTTGTATATAAGCAAAGTAGATAGCAGCACCGGAAAAGACGTTATCACCGTTCAGCCCAAAGTTGCTAATGCAATAGTAATTGATTAACAATAAAATAATTGAATATGAAAACAATAAAAGATATAACAGTTAAAATGACTTTTAGAGTAGGTCTTGGTAATGTAAAAGTGCCAGATAAAGTATATGATGCATTAGCTCAATGCTATGATGAAGGTGGGGATGTTCCTATGCCTGATGAATGCGCAATATCAGGAAGAAAGGATTTAGCTGAAGCTGCTGAATGGTTGTCTGACAATATTCAACCGAGAGATGCTATGGATTGGGAATTTGAGATTGAAGACTTTGAAGAATAATTCAACACCTAAGATAATTCAATACCTGTAATATATGCGCCACGTTTTCGATCGGAACGATACGAAGAAGCAAAGAAAATAAATGAAGTAATCAACAATGAATTGAAAAATATTGAAAAATGAATTTGAATGAATTAAGAGACAAGGCGTATAAAACCGCCTGCGATCATGGTTTCCATGATAAGGAATTGAGTAATGAACACTTTCTTTGCCTTGTTATCAGTGAACTGATGGAAGCAGTAGAAGCTGATAGAAAAGGGAAGCGATTTGACAAGGGGAAATATGAATATAACGAGATAACTGAATGTCAAGGATGGCTTACAGCAGAAGAAAAGTTTATCAATGTTTTTAATCGATGTATCAAAGACACTGTAGAAGATGAGCTTGCCGATGCTGCCATTCGTCTGTTTGATTTGGCAGGGATGCGGAATATTTCACTTGAACTCGCAACTAAAGATATAGCTGATTGCATAGATGATATGGCTGAATCATGTAAAGACGAAACATTTACAGAGTCAATATATGCTATATCAACACTTGTATCGAGATATGATGGATTATATGATTTTACCACTGCTATTAACGATATGGTGATGTCCATTTTCGGACTTGCAAAGCATCTTGATATTGACCTGCTTTGGCATATTGAACAGAAAATTAAGTATAACCAGTTCCGTGAAAAGATGCACGTAAAGAAGTATTAACCATCCATAAATAACGAGTCGTGGAAATAAAATATAAAATCAAACAACATGTTTGGTGCACAAACGAAAAGCATAAGTCGGAAGTAGGAGTTATTGCTGAAGTAGTAGAAGAAAATGCCTTAGTTGAGACTAAAGATGGAACACGTGAAGAAAACCTATATTGTGTTATGCTTCATTATCCTAACGGTAAAATGTATTTCGAGGAGTTTTTTGAATCTGAATTAGAGTTGGTACAACATTAAAAAATATGAAAGTACAAATAAATACAGAGAAGGAATATTATCGTCGCGACGGCTTGATGAAAGGCTTAATCGTCGAAGTTGAATACATGGGCCCCAATTTCGGCGGTGGAAACTTTTACAAGGCGATTGGCATAGATCATCGTTACTATCTGACAAGAGAGGATTTTGTAGTATTGGATAACAACTAAAAATAATTGAAGCATGGAAGAAAATAAAATATCAATTGAAATAACAAGTAAAGGCTGGACAACGACTGTCTGTCTTAATGGTAAAACATTTATCCAGAAACATGTCGCTACACCTACTGGAGCAAAAGGTATAGAAGGTGATTTTGAACATGAAAATGATATACCGGAAGAAGTGTATGACGCCTTAAATTCTACTTTCTCTTTTGAATGTATGCAGGCGTTACAGATTGTTGAATCATAACTTAAAAAACAAGTGAGGTATGGCAAAGAAAAGAGGCATAACAGAATCCGCCTTGAAACACAGCAAAAAGGTTTGTGATCCACTTCCCGAATTTGTAGATAGAATGAGGGTCAGGAAATTGGTAATAAATGCCTATCGCAATGGCTATGTAAAATTTCAATCTGAAATTAAAGAACGGCAGGCAATGATTAAAGTACATTGCTTGACTCGTAATCTAGGAGATCAAACGTACTTTTTTACCAAAGATGATAGACACTGTATATGTGTCGAGTACAAATCAGGACTTGATTTTGGCAACGGTTCACCGTCCGGAGCTCGATTAGCGGAAATAGAAATTCATACAAATAATGCTTTCAATTTTCAGTATATACCAAAAGTACAATTATCCGATGTTCCTGAATGTATTCTTGAATTACTAACCTATTTGAAATAACTCAACTCCTAAAAATAATTGAAGTATGAAAACAATAGAAGAATTGGAAAGCGACTTAAAGATTGCGACGGAAAAATGGGAAAACATTCTTGCGGAGCAAAGCGATATGGTAGATAATGCAATATCTGATTACCAGCTTTGTGAAATTGATTTAAGCATATTAATTTCTAAACTACAAGATGTAGAGAATATGGACGATCTGGCATGGAAAGAAAAAAATGCAATCGAGATTGAAATTAATAACCTTAAAAACAATAGAGTATGAACAACGATACATACAAATCAAGAATAGCAGATGCGGAGAAACTAACAGAAGATGTCAGCTTTATACATTCTAAAATTAATCAGTTTGAAGAAGAATATAAAAAGAGAATAGCTCCTTTTAAAGAGGAAATAGAAAGATTGGAGCAATCCTTTCTTGATAAATATCTCATTGATTCTACGGGTAAGTCTATCAAGAAGGGTATGACTATTGAGAAAGAGGGAAAGAGATATAAGGTACTTGACAGATACCAGCAATGTATCTTTCAATATTTAGGCAATGCCAGGGTTTCTGCTTTACCGGAAGGTAAAAAGCGAACTGTTGATATTTTCGCCGATGACTTATGCGAATATACTATTGTAGAATAATTCAACATCTGTAAAATGTGAACCTTATGGATGTTAATGTAATATACAACAAAGAATGCTTATCTGGATTAAAAAAATTTACCCAATAATTGTGTTAATTGCTGTATGACCTCTCCTCCATATTACGGTTTGCGTGATTATGGAAATGATGAACAGATAGGTCTTGAAGCTACACCGGAAGAATATATTGGGAAGTTGGTTGAAGTGTTCCGGGAAGTTCGGCGGGTGTTAACGAATGATGGTACTTTGTGGGTGAATATAGGCGATAGCTATGCAGGTTCCATGAAAGGAGCAGCACAGTTTCCTGACAATGCAATGAATTATAAACAAGGTACTAACCGGGGGGGACACTTGGTAAGGCAACATTAGTAAAGCAATGCACAAACTGTAAGCCTAAAGATTTGGAAAAGCCTTGAAGAATGTGGTGCCGGACGTTACTGTTGAAAAGCATTGATTGTAGAGTTGCTACTGTTGGTTTTATAAATGACCATGTTTTTCATTTACTGTATTAATGAATCTTACATTATAGCATTTCTTGAATTCATATAACTTTTGGTTGGACATAGTATCTATTTGCATCATTATATTATCGTAGCTATCGTTACCATGATAGGTTATATATACCTCTTTCTGTGAAGTATTGTTGGATTTGTTTGTATAAAAAAAGAAATCTTTAAAATAAGTATGATCAGTTTCTCCTAAAGAATGTCCAAAAAATATTATACTGTCTGATATTTTTAAATAATTAGAAATATCTATGGGCGTAAAATTTATATTATAGGATTTTTTTAAGAAAATATGTTCTTTTTTTATGTCAGCCTTATCTTCTACTCCAAATATAATATTTTTATTTTCTATGGAACCATGAACTTTTATTATCTCTTTTTCTGGATATAAAATCTTTGTTGTAGGAGTATAGTTAAAATCTATAATTACAATATCCATTTTACATAGGTCATTAATAATTTGGTATGCGATTGATTCTTTATTGATTTTATCATATGGTAAACTTGAAAGATAATCAATTAAAGAAGCACTAAGGTTTTTAAAATCTTGTTTTACTTGTTTGGGATGAGAATCTGTTTCTGTAGAATATTTTTTTAATTCATTTTCGATATCAATCCAATTATATAGTTCTTGCTGATTAAGTAAATATTTACATAATTGATTGTTGTTATTAACTTCCTTTTTAAAGTAGTCACTTTTTATAAAATCACAGTATCCTGTTTTTAGGGCTAGATTTAAATCAAATCCATTGCCAATGATAAGTAAAATTTTATTCATTGAATTTATTGCTCTATGGTTATTTATTACAAATATAAGTAATATTGGCACAAAGATGAAAGATCAGTTAAAAAAGAGTTTATACTAATAATAAAAATAAGTAAACTAAAATGAAGATAATAGCAAAACAAGGCTCAGAGCTTGAGAAGCTACTGAAACAAATGAACGAGCAGCTTCTACGTGAGCAAAAAGAAGCCAAGGATATGATCCAAGAACATTGCGGATCAAGACCGGATAGTCTTGGATATGGCTGGATATTTGGGATAACTGCCGAGTGGCGTTATACTCTGATTGGATTTGATGATAAGGGCTTAATCCCGGAGAAGTTAATACCTAATAATGATAACAAGGAACATCCTTGTTGGAAAATAAATACCCGAAAAAAAGAGGGGAAAGAGTTTATCGAGAAATGGTGTAATCAGTTTAAAGGAATAGATGGTGAGCCTCTTAGCAAATTCGGAATACCTGTAATGCATGAAGGTACAGGCAGGTATTTTCATTGGTTGCCGTTAGAAAAAGATGGCATCTATTACGTTTCTGTATCTTCATCTTTTCTTGATCTCATGCCATCTGGAAAGAGCGATCAATTTGAGATAGAAGTTTAACTCAACTCAGATAAATACTGAAACAATATGAATAGAAAAGCAAGGCCGGATAGTTGGAGCTATCCGGCCTTTGTAATCTCTTACACTAAAAAGTATCAATCTTTAAAGCACTACAAATATAGTGCTTATTAGTTACAATTCAAAACGTTATTGTCATGACAGCACTAAAAATTGATTTTTCAGATTATTCCGGGATTTCATTACAAAGTGACTATTTTCGCAATCTCCCGGCTTGTAACTTTGTTCAGTTTGCAGCAATTTTTCTCCATAAGTTTAAAAGAGCTAAATGTTATAGTTCTATAGCATTATCTATCAAGCACTTTATAAACTTTCAAGAACAATGCAATGAAGTCTATAATACAGACGAAATCGGAAAGGAGGTGCTTGATGATTTTGCCGATTTCATGCATATAGGAGAAAAGTTGAAAATTGGTACCGTAAAAGGGTTGATACAGCGAATGAAATATCTTCTTAAAAAAGCTCAGGCAAACGGATGGAAAGTTGATAATTCTTATACGGATGCTAAAGTAAGAAAAGAAGATTTATTCTTTATCTATCTCTCAGAAAGAGATATCTCCCGTATCTATTACTATGATGGATTGACCAAAAGACAAAAAGAACTCCGAGACCTATTTATTCTAGGGTGTATGACCGGACTTCGATATTCTGACTATTCACGCCTTACAAAAGATAACATTAAAGGTGATAATATCCAGATGCTAACACAAAAGACTAAAACAAAGGTTTGCATTCCGATCACAAGGTATGTAAAAGAAATATTTGAAAAATACAATTACCAACTTCCTAAGTCATGTTGTATTCAATACTTTAACAAGGCCATAAAAGAAATCCTTCGAAAAGTTGGAATGACTGAGGATGTGACTTATGAAAGAGAGATAGCCGGACAAATAGTGACAATTACAATACCAAAAAATAAACTTGCAACATCTCATACAGCAAGAAGAACATTTATTACAAACAATATCAAAGATGGAGTTACAGAAAGTAGACTTAAAAATATGACAGGACATAAGTCCAGTGAATGCTTATCTTCTTACAATAAAATGACGCTTGAAGAAAATGCAAGGGCATTGGCAGGAAATGGATTTTTAGAATAAAATTAACTTGTTTATGGGAAGTGGTTAAACTACTTCCCATGATTTTTAATATATAACAAATAAAAATATGGGACATAAAAGTTATCATGAACATCTAATAGAAGAAAAAGAAAATGCTTTATATGCACTTAATAAAGTAAAAACATTAGAAAATAATAAAGTTTCGATCTATCTGAAAGATAATTGTCACACCATTATATTAGTTGAACGCTCTAAGCTAAAAGACAAAATACGTAAACTTGAAAAACAAGGGAAGATCATCAAGCGTATTTTATAATTTACAGCATTATATTTTGAATTACAGCTATTTCTTTTGTATATAAAATTATTGATATGGGTAATTCTGTAAATTTAAAAATGTACAATCATCTCTTTAAAAAAAAGGGGAAAATTGATTCTGTTTTAGAAGAAGATATTTTTTTTTCAAAAAACAATTCAATTTTATTAGAGGCTTACAATGCATGGGAAAGTTTAAGAAACTTTCGTAAAGAGGCTGAACGATGTTCTATGTACGTGTATGGNGCTGAACGATGTTCTATGAACGTGTATGGAGATCAGTGGGGTGATAAAATTGATACAAAAGAAGGAACAATAAAGGAGTCCACTTATATAAAAAAACAAGGAAAAGTTCCTCTTAAAAACAACCGTGTCAGACCTCTTGTGAGAACAGTCTTAGGTCAATTTTCATCATCTCAAACGGAGCCTGTATGTGTCGCTAGAGATAGAGATGAACAAAAAATCGGAGAAATGATGAGTGCCACAATTCAATATGGTTATCAAAAAAATAAATTATGGGAGCTAGATCGCCGTAACCTAGAAACTTTTTTAATTGCAGGAGCTGCATTTTTCCGTACATATTACGGATGGAACGATGAATATGGAATGATGGATGTTTGGACTGATTCTGTCAACTATAATAGAATCTTCCTAGATACACATATGGAAGATTATCGACATTGGGATTGCTCTCTTATAGGAGAAATACACGATATATCTTTAAATGAAATTCTTTCTAAATTTGCTGATGGGTCTAAAGACAAAGCTCTATACCTCAAAAATATTTACCGTTCTCATTCCAGAGAAGATATATCAAATATTGTTGAAAATTTACAAGCCAGACATTTTACAGAAATGGACTTTTTCATTCCCGACGATATTGCCCGTTGCCGTGTAATTGAGATATGGAGAAAAGAATCCAAAGAAAGAATTAGAGTACACGATAGACTTACAGGTGAATGGTATAAAGTGGAAATCGAAGAAGAAGAAAATCTCAAAAAAATTAACCAACAGAGAATACAAGAACAAATAGAAATGGGCATTTTAGAAGAAGATATGAAGCTTCTAGAATATCAATGGTTTGTTGACAGATATTGGTATTTTCGTTTTCTTTCTCCGTATGGTGATATTTTAAAAGAAGGCGAAACACCTTATTGGCACAAGTCACATCCCTATTCATTCAAATTATACCCTTTTTTTAATGGAGAAGTACACTCTTTTGTATCTGAATTTATCGACCAACAAAGATATATTAATCGTTTAATTACTGTGCAAGACTTTATAATGAGTGCAGCCGCAAAAGGTGTACTTATGTTCCCGGAAGATTGTATGCCAGATAATATGACTATTGAAGAAATTGCCGAAGAATGGGTGTCTTATAATGGAGTTATTCTCTATAAAGCCAAACAAGGAGTTCCTGCACCTAATCAAATTATTGCGAACACTTCACAAACCGGAATATATGATATGTTACGTATCCAATTGCAATTACTAGAAGATGTATCTGGAGTTTCAGGAGCACTGCAGGGACAAAAGCCAAATTCTGGGACTCCAGCATCTTTATATGCACAGCAATCGCAAAATTCCTCTATTAATCTCATAGATATCATGGAATCATATCGTCAATTAAGAGAGGATCGAGATACAAAAATGATGAAATTACAGCAACAATATTACACAGACATAAGGTATTTAAATATTGTTGGTGGTAACTACAGTGAAGAAGCAAAAATCTTTGATCCAGAGAAGGTTAGAAACATAGAATTTGACCTTTCTTTAACGGAAAGCACTTCTACCCCATCTTATCGCATGTTACAAAATGATATATTATTACAATTATATCAGACAGGAGCTGTTACAGTGGAAGAAATGCTTGAAAATGGAGCTTTCCCATTTGCAGACAAACTACTTCAAAGCATTAAATCAAGAAACCAGCAAATGCAAGAAAGACAAAATCAATTAGCACAGTTACAAGAAGCAACACAAACACAAGGAGAAATCATACCTGAAGATATCATGACACAGGTTCGATCTCAATCTAATCCAATGTTAAAATGAAAAAATTATCAATTCAAATATCTGGTATTAGCAGGAATACTGATGATTCAATATCCAAAGACGGTGAATGCATAGAACTAATTAATGCACGAGTGAAAAATGGCTCCATAAGTCCAACAGGTAAACCCATTCAAGAAATTGCTTTTCCATCTAACCACAAACCAGTTTACATTCATGTGAACTCTGGATATGAACATTATATTAGTTATGATAGTATAAACGAAAAATTATATTTTGACTATAAAAAAGAGAACGGAAAATATATTTCGATCATGTGTCCGATATGCTCTATAGCATCATTACAAAAAATAGAATCAATAGGAAACACTTTAATCGCAGTTACAGAAAATGATATTGTGTATCTATTATTTAAGAAAGACACATATATCGAATTAGGGACTAAGCCACCATTTCCTATTATTAATTTTTCATTATGGAACAGCAATTTTGAATCTGAAAAAATCTGGTGTGATATTGTTAATCCTTTTACTTGGAAAGATGGAACATATTATAAGTTTGATGATACAAATGCAGCCATGGCAACAAATGTTATCAATGGTTCAATTTCCAGAATCATCAGTAAATTAAAAGATAAAGGGTATATTTCTTTCCCTATAATTGTAAGATACGCTTTAAGGCTATATGATGGTTCATATATATGTCACAGTGCTCCTATTCTATTATTGCCATCTAGAAAAAAAAGTCCGTTTATAACAATTAATCCTAATGATGTTCACATCAAAGATGGGAAACTGGAAGACTTCTATTTTAATGCAATCGTAGATAAATACACTCTAAATTATAATGGATTTGACACAGATGAATTAAAAAAATGGAAAGATATTGTTTCTGGAATTGATATCTTCGTGTCCAATCCAGTCTACACAGTAGACCTTAATAAACCAATAGAAGGTTTTAGGGCATCTGCCGGTACTCAGATGGATTTGAATCTGAATTTTTATGGACAAGATAGAATTATAGAAGATATCGTAGCAACTTCTACATTTTATAAAATACACACTTTTGAAATCTCGGATTCTATAAGTGGTGGTTCTATTATCAAAGAAGGTATGTTGGATAATTTAGAACAAAAAGAATCACTTCCAGACGATGCTTTCTCACATAACACAATAATTGGAAAAAGTTATGTATATAACTCAAGACTACATATTGGAAACATAAAAAACATTCTCTTTAGTGGTTATCCAATCAACCTTTTTAAAAATCTTAATCGTTATATATGGGATGATGAAAAACAAATTTTATCAGGATTTGGAACAGCGGAAGTACACATAAATACTTCTTCAGGAGAAAAAGTTGTATCTGCAAATTTTTCACTTTCCTCACTTTCTAGTTATGGCATAATTCCATATTTATCATATCCAGATAGCCGAGCATATAAAATGATCATAAGGTTAGCAGGAGGCAAACAAAGTACCTTTCTTCTTAAACCACATCCTTTCCTCAATCTAGCATATAATCTTGATTCATTAACGATCATTGATGATTCATATTTTTCAACAATAATCACTCCAGGAGAAATAGATAATATAGAGATAAACAGCAATAAAGTAAAAGTTTCGGAAGTAAATAACCCATTCTTTTTCCCTGCAAAAAACACATATACCCCATCTTCAGGATCAATAGTTGCAATGTGTTCTAATACTGCTGCAATTTCACAAGGACAGTTTGGTCAATATCCACTTTATTGTTTTTGTTCTGACGGTATTTACGCATTAATGGTTGGCTCTAGCGAAGTTGTATACACATCGTCTGCTCCAGTATCTAGAGATGTATGTTTAAATACAAAAAGTGTTACCCCTATAGACAACGCTGTTATATTTGCGACAGAATCAGGTATAATGAGCATATCTGGTTCTGTCGTTTCAAAATTATCTGACAAATTAGACGGATTTCTTCCAACGTCTATAGAAAGTTCTCCGACTATTTCTAATATACTGAATATTCCAAAGCTAAAAGTTTCAACTACTGAGTTTAGAAATTATATTGAAAAAGCTTCAATAGGATATATATACGAAGAAAAAGAAATTATTGTATCTAATTCCCTGTATTCATACAGTTACGTATATAGTCAAAAAAGTAATGAATGGTATAAAATCTCTACTTCTGTATTAGAGTTTTTAGACTCGTACCCCCGTTGTTTCGCCGTATTTAATTCAACAAATGGGTATGCAATATATAATATGTACAATCCATATCGAACTATCAATGACGTTGCAATTATTTCACGTCCTATAAAACTAGGTTCTGTTACTCACAAAAGAATACTCCAATCGGCATTAAGAGGAATTGTCAAGCCTTCACTTTCTGATGTGTATTTTCGCGGAGAGCCTATATTATTTCGAGAAGAAAATGTTGAAATTTTCTCTGAAGCAGGATTTTATATTTTAGGTTCAAACGACGCAGAACATTTCACATTGCTTTCTGGAACAGAAAAAATTTCTGATATAAGAGACTTGATAACAAAAATGAATAAGACAAAAGCTTATAAATATTTCATGTTCTGTCTAGTCGGTGGTGTCAGAACAGATGTAGCTATTAATTACATTGAAATAATAGCAGATGAAACATATACAAATAGGCTAAGATGACTAAAATCCTGTTGATCTTACCGGACGTTTTACCAATTTTACCCGCATATTAAACAATGATTTCAAGCCATTTAATATGCGAATTAACTGTATTTGACAATACTCTACTTCATCCGGTTTTGTTATTTTGAACCATCGCTCACAAATAGCGTTTATCAAATATTTATTCAAATAGTCTTCTATTGTTTTTTTTACTTTCAATTCAAAAGTTTCAGGAATATCAAAAACAATAACGTCATCTTTAATAGTTGGTCTATACGCAGACAATGAAGTCAAGATTTCTAATATAGATTCATTATATAAGCTATTCATTATATTTGATTCATCTTCTGTTGATGCAATCTTATCAAAACCACCCTCTATCTGTTTCCCTGTATATCCTGTGATTTCATTTACCTTTTGTAAAACATTTTCTCTTACTAAGACACAATATAGTTCCATAATTTTTTTATTGTAAACATAGTTCTTTATTCTATTAGAAATTTGCTGTAAAATAATAAAATGATAAAAACTTCATAGTCATTTTTGATCTGTTTTACTTAGAAACTCAATGCAGCAAAACTCCCGGCGTAAGTAGCACCATTCTTAACTATAGCTAAATAGCTCCAAATAATTTTTTATCAATTTCATAATTATATAGAACTTCTTTGTCTGACAATTGTCGATTGTAAATACGAGCGCAATAAATTGCGGCTCTTAAATTCCAACCTGCTGAATCACGAAAAAGATAGTTACCGGCTCTACCACCAGATGAAGATGCGTTCACATTACTAAATAAACCGTTTGCAAAACTTCTACATGTAGCCCCTCCGTTTCTTGAACCGGATAATGACATAATTGTATTAAGCTGTACAGGGAATCTGGTAGCATGCACATTGCCATTATTATACGTATAATATTCAATGTAACCCACAATAGGCCAAATACCAAATTGGGTATCAGCATTTTGATTATTATGAATACCTATATAAGCGCCATTCCGATTATTAGTATAGTCCTTTCCAACGACTTGAACTGTAAAAACCTGAGTATTCAGTAACAATTCATTTGGTAAAGTTATGAACTGCTGAATCCCGTCCGAGTCGTTATTGTTAATTGTAGAATAACATTTTTGATCTTGCAGATATTCTATCGGGCCTGTAATCCCACATGCTGTTTTATTTACCCTGTCAACCCACGCATTATTAACCGGTGCATCTCTACCGTCAAGCCAAAGCAATAGGCCATCCTGTATATATTCAGCTTTCTTTTTTCCCATCATCGCCCTTACCATAGCCCACCTCCTTTCGTCGGCAAGCTAACTACTTTATTTATAGAGGATTTACCCCCCCCCCCCGTTAGGGTTTATTAACATTATGTTTAACATATCACTGTCTCCTATTTTTAATTAAACTACCCAAAAACATTATTTATTTTTTCTCGCCAACCATCTAACCACATATCCAATCCCAAGTAATAATAATCCAGAGAGCAGGCCTATTGCCCAGCCTCCGACCTCAATCTTAAACGCATCCCATCCGGATAACTTCTTCTCAACAGGGTAAGGTACTTCAACTTTCCTATCTACATAAATTTCTTTTGACGGGAGATATAACGTATCCTGGGGAACCTTCATATCTGCTATTACGTTACCTAAGCTATCAATAGTAAACATCAACTGTACATTCTTACTATTAGCTATATCAAGCCAACGGAGCACAACCTTTCCATTTTCATCGCACTCCATTAGAGCACGAATAGAAGCACTGTCCGCTGGCATAGGGTAAGGGATCAACTTATCAATGTAGATTGAATCTGTTTTACTCTCAATAGGAACATATGGCATACGCGTCCGGCAGCTAATGAAAAGCCATGCAAGTAAAAAACATGTTATATAAATAGTTAACTTTTTCATATCAATACCTCCCTTTCAGATATTGTTTCCGATTCTGGCCGGATAATTTTAGCGATAGATGAACGAATGTACTGTACTGAATACACTGATCGAAATCTAGCCCCGATTTACGCAGGCACTCGACTAAGTATGCCGGATGCTCACAAGCGACATCAGCCGCCTCCCCTTTTGTATGCTGACTGGTAAGGACACCACCGACAGCTTTGTTCAGTTCCAGACAACGATAGCCACTATTAATTACCATACGTTTACCGTAAATCCTTCGAAGTGGCTGCAGTAGATTTATTACCAGGTTCTCGATTGCTTTAACAGCTTCCGGTGTCGGATTATTAGCTATCCTTTTACGAGTTGCAGTATCGCTTTTAGTAAACTCACTTAATTCAAAATTCTCACTTAATTTCATTTTATTGCCTCCTAATTCTTAATATCCATTTTGCGGTTCACGATCACCACACTTCTTTTTTTCACATCTTTTCAAAGCAAGTTCCAGCTTTACATCCGAATAGCTCTCTTTCAAAGTAAAAAGCTCATCTTGCACCTGTCGAAGTCTTCCTGTCTGCTCAACGAACCGTTCTTCTTTATCTGATAATTGTTTTTGCAAAAACTCATTATATTCCCTTAAAGCCTTAAACTCTTCCACATCTGCACGAGCATCTTCTATACGTGCGTTAGTCTTACGATTGCGCCAAAAGGTTACGCCCCACTTAAAGGCTTCAAATCCTCCCAATGTTCCAATAATGGCAAGTATGTCAGCTAGTTCAACATTCACATCACACCTCCCTCTTTTATAAATACTGTCGTAAAAAACGATGTTGAAGCCGCTATCTCCGTCCAAAACATCGGACGCGAGCGAATAAAATCACTAATTATACTATCCGTCACATGCTTTGCCATATACCAAACAGTATAGACAATGTATAATATCCATACTGGGATAAGTACCCACCAAATAGGAGTAAGTGCAACCCAAAGCTGCGAACATATCAGAGTTATTGCCGCTGACGTGCAGTGCACTTTGTTTATCCAACTGTCTTTAAAGTCGGGAGCTAGACCAACGCCAATCAAACCGGCACATGAGGCAATAGCCAATAGTTGCATCGTAATAGATGTACTCAAATCCCATACAACCGGGAAAAGAAACATAGCGGTCAGTGTCATACATCCGCCAAAGATCAATTTATGATCCAGTGTGTAATAGGTAGCACTGATCGAATACGGAATACCTTTTGTTTTAATACACACGGCCGTGGTATAACCGGCGATAATAAGCAGAGAAATAATTACTAATGTTACCATGGTTTACGTTTTATGATTTATATTTGTGCATTCCAAGTATTGCTACAGCAATACCCAAATAATTTTTTTTTCATATTCCGCCTCTGGTCTGTGATAGTTCGGGGGCGGTTTTATTTCACTTATGGGCAGATGTGAACTATACTACGTGTACTTTTAAAGGGCATCCTGTAGCCCTACCTCCGCCATCTTGCATTGATGTTATCGCCATATAGGAACTATCCGAATTGGGATAAGAGGAACTTATTTTTGATGTCCAATAGCGGTTATCTCCTAATCTTATTGATCCATCCGTATATATTTTAGTTCCAATTTTAGGAAACCATAAATCACCATATATACCTCCTAAATTAGTGTTTGATATTTCTTCTATTATTGCATTAAATTCATTATATCTACTGACCCTAAATCCTTCTGGAGAAGGGTCATAAATCGTTTTGGCACTATCCCATAGTTGTTCAGACGATGCGTTATACCATGATCCTCCTTGATAAGAGGTTATAAATTTATCTGGATTTTTAACTCCATACTCCACAGCACCATTTGTAGAAATAGTGTTTCCATTTGAATATAATATAGGGTCTTTACGCCCCCACTGGAACAATAAACCTCCCTCTAGTCCGCTATTATTTTGAGCATCACTTAACGCGCCAATATTGCGAGATAAAAAGCCATTAATTACAGTTGGCTCCCAGTTGACAATCCATAGATGATAACTCCACTTAATTACGCCCGATCCATCAAATACGGCAACTATAGCATTCCCTTCTTGCCCTTTTATGGTGCAATCTATATAATCGTCATTTCCGGCAGGGTTGTTGATCTTAACCAGGATTCCATCTGTTACCCGGTCAAATATCCCATTGACATTATCAGTCGTTTGTAGTACGATCTTAACTGTCCTATTTATAACATTTGCCCTTGATATGGGGAATATTATACGATCACCCGGATGTACGATGTGGCAGTTGTTTTCCGGCATAATAGACTTTCGGCCAGTCATCACTATTCTTTTTGGCATAATTTATCTCCTATCTTTTATCCGGGATAATTACCGTTGTCACACTATCGTTACGCTGCACTACCGTGCCTTCCTCAATCTTAGAGGCAGGCATGTAATGCGGCGCTGCAGCTTGCCGATAACCGGCAAAAGCGATTGTTGTCACTGCTAACAGGATCATCAACTCCTGCTTAACTGTTTGTCTCTGTAGTGTTGTTTCCATTGTCTTGTGTATTTAAGTCTAGGTTTAATTCAAAAGTCAAAAAATGAGGATAGTTCGCTTTTACGTCAATTTGAGTCAATTGCTCTAATGACGTAGCGGCATAAGCGGCGGCCTCGTTACTTGCTTTGAGGTCGTAAGTACGTTTAGCGTATATCTCCAATAATGGCAACTTATCTAAAGCCCATACAATAGGCACATCTATAGACTGAGGAGGCGTGCCGGTTGTCCATAACTTAGTAGTTGTTTGACCGTCTGCCTGCAATGCCGGCAGGGTAATACTATATAAGGAGTTGCGCAAATCCTTATCAATCCACAACTCTTGGTTCGCTACTTCCACACCACCGGATAGGACAGATATAAAAAACTTGTTGCTAAACTCGTCCTGTGCTTTTATCTCCTGCAATTTTGCTTGTCTGGCCGTCTCTAACGGATCAGGATCAGGCATTGGCTCCGGCGCAGGGGTAAGCTCCATGTGCCAAACTTCAAGCGGTGTAGCATTAGGATGCGCGGCGTGAAAAGCTGCCTGTTCGTCACTAAGGGCTAGATAAGCCCCATTGTCGTAGTCTTCTAGCGTTGTGCCGACCTTATAGGAGGCTGGGAGTATATCTGTATGCTCCCAAAAGCCGTTGTTTTTGTTAATGTATATCATATCGTTATTTATTTAAAGTTCAATGGATGCCATCGGGTAAACTACCATACCGAATAGACCATACGTGCCTTCATTCGTGTATGAATAATATTTTTTCATATCATGATCTCCAGGGTCGTAACCCTGTCCAGTAGGGTATCTTAATGAATGTGACCTTGTAGCCTCGCATTGCGTTGATGTCCATATACAAGTGTATAGCTCAGAACCTATCTTTTTAAAAAGGTTGCCATAACCCAAAGCTGATCGTACAGAATCAATGACTGAAAGATTATTGTTGACATACTTAAATTCACCAATGCCACCTAGATACCAATCCAGATTAGCGACATTATAGCTTGCACAATACCCTGCAGCAAATGATGCTGATAGACCATAATAAGATACAAGTGCATCGGTATTGGCTTTGCCGGCCATATCATCAACCTGAGCGTTTATGTCCCAACCTGCCCATGGTGCAACAGCAACATTTGGGACTAATACGCTAGTTGCTGAATAGGGTATCTTTTCGCCTCTATTTAGTGATAATAAAAGCAATCTATCCAATAGTTTACCAACGACTATTGCGATTACATAAGATTTAAGCGATTGATCTATATTATCTTTAGGCATGATACCAATCTTGCCATCTTTATAATAGACAATATCACCTACTATCGCTTTTCCCCATTTTGCACTTTCGTTTGTCATTATTATCCTCTTTGGCATAGCTCAGTTATTTTCCGTTTTGAATTAGACTCTGAAAACATATTTACCATGTATGTAACGCACAGAGATAGCAGTTACCTTACCCGCAGGGCAAGTGACAGACGTCTCGTTACTCTGGCAATTAGCTGCGTTTGGTAAAGGCTGATCAAAGTCTGCTGACCCGCTGTTAAGGATGTCTATCATGTATTCCTCGCCTTCGGTAGGAGTACTGACAAATGAGATAGGACTGGCAGCCGAAAGAGTGGCCTTGATGGAGTAATTTGTAACTGGCAGATCGGTAAGTGTTGTTACTTCTGTAACATCCTTAAACCGTAAGGAGTCTGCAACTTTCTGTTTTTCTTCCTCACTATAATTGTTATCCGTGTGTACATAAGCTGCATCCTTAACTACATTATCATCGTTTTGTAATTGTGAGGTTTTAGTAGGGACTTCCGCCCACCCTTCATTCTTCCGTCCGTACGTCTTACCGTCTGCCGGAGCATCTTCTGAGATAACGCCGTCTTGACCCTTAAGGTTCGGAGTCGTCGTTGTCCCATCTTTATCTGTAATATCAAGCCGATATATATCATTCGTGTTATCGGCATTCTCTACTATTGTGGGAGAAAAGCCGGGTTCTCCAGTTTCTCCGGTAGGACCAATTATGCTTTCTCCTTGATCACCAGTATTGCCTTTCTGAGCGACAAGCGACCAATTTGCGCCTTCCGCGGGTGTATTACCTATATTATTGTTTATAAGGCTTACCCAGCTACTGCCAAGATAACCAACGACATCAAGCCTGTTGTATGTTACCCCGGCATCATATACCCCTTTGGGGACATAAGCCACTCTACCTAAATCTACTCCTGCCATATATTATTGTATTTGTGGGTTAAATATTAAATGTCCTGATTCGTTGACCTCGAAAGTTGCCGGATCAGTAATGTTGTTTACGATAAGATGAGCATCATCGTTAATCTCAAATGTCGGATAAATAATACCGTCACCTGTTGACTGGATTTCTGACCAAGCGCCGTCCTGCCGAGCGTATTGTTTGCCATCTTGTGGAGCTTCCGGAAAATTATTGGGTTCAATATACTTTACCCAGACACCCGTAGATTCGTCATTCACTGATGGTACAAACAAATACTTTTCATCCTTTACCAATCCTGTACCGACTGCCGTAACATTACCTGTGCCCGGCATACCCTGAGGGACAGTTACATTTACTTTATACTTCTGTACACCTTCCGGTGTTTCTCCGTCAGGGACAAACTCTAATGATGCGTCTGTACCTGGTAGCCCTGTTGTTGTTTCTCCCTTGCTTATAACCGGTACGGCTCCGGTATCACCTTTTTGCATGACAAGGTTCAGTTTCTTTTTGGGATTGCCGGCTTCGTCTGTTCCATCATCAGTCAATGTCGCGGATGGAGTTGTCCCAGATTCGACAGTGCCGATTCCAAATTGCGTAGTCTTCCCGTCTTGGACTGTCAACATTTTATTGTCAACCTCAGTTAACTTCTGTTGTACTGATTCCGCCAATGATATACGCGCCTGATCTGCGTTGCCGGCAGCTGTATTCGCATCAACAGTGGCATCAGAAACGTTAACAAGTGCCTGGCTCACCTCTTGCGAAATGCGAGTCATTTCCACTCGGACCTCGGCAGCGGCATCGGTGGCGGGTTTCTGGAGTAAAGCAATGTCTTCGGGGGTGAGCTCGGCAAGTTTAATCTTTAAAATATTAATCTGCTCAGGAGTCAGCTTGTCAAAGGTCAAAGCAAGCGCTGCGAGTTGATCCGGAGTAAACATATCGAAAGTAAATGGATCGCCCTTATCACCTTTAAACAAGGACACCATAATACGAACCAACTTAAATGTATTACCCGATTCTTTAAAGACAGGCAATGATGTAATAGTATCGTCCAAAACATCCACAATATCATATTGCCCCGGATCCTTCGCCGTTGACTGTATTTTTTCAACTAGAGTGGAGACAAATAACTCCACGTCTGCAGGGGTAAAGATGTAACCCTTACTGGTTATTAAGTCTCCTGCAGCCATATTACTCTATTGTTTCATTAAACACTACGTCAGCATCCGTCAGTACAGTGTTTACCACTTGTTTCTTAATATCCGCCGTTATATTGTTTGCATAATCAAAGGAAATATAAAGACGTCCGTCACGTTCAACGGTTATTGTTCCGAAGGTTTTCTTTGCCACAACAATATCCCCCCTTACCTTTGTTACGGGTTTGCCTGTCGCTTGGACAATAGCATAATCAATATGCACCTCTCCCACATCATTAAAGGCTATCCGGTTTCTGGAATCATCAAGTATCTGCATATTACTTTCCTCCCTCTATTAAATTTACAATCTGAGCGTAACCACCAGCGTTAAGACCAGAGACAGCTTGCTTTATAAGAGTTGCTTCCTCAGTTGTCAGCTCTACTGCTCCTTTTGCAGCTATTATACGCATACAAAGGCTATGAGCCTTCAACTTGTTGGCATTGTCCTTTTCCGCATCACCTATCCGCTCTATCGTTTCGCCTGAAAACAAGCACCGACAAACCATGTCTGAGATCATTTGCGGGCGTTGTTCAATAACTTTTTTGCCTTCTTTAATAACCTCTGTGTCAACCAGGACGTCCTCTCCTTTGTAATTCTTAAATGACTTGTTAAAATTTACTTTCATAACTATTTTATTTATTGATTAAGCGAGTACTACTAATTTCCGGCCATCTACATAGGCTATCCCCAAGCGACCAGAAAATTTATTGGATATATTATTATCTTGCGGAACATTCTTTAAATAAATGGAACTACCTGATGTCGTTAAATCAAACTCAACTGTAGCCCCGCTGGGATTGAAATAACAACCTCCAGTAGAATACAAAGCCCTCGTACCTGATATCCCATGAAGGGACAATGCACTCCCGTTACTTCCATAGGCACACGATATAGCTGCACCTATGGCTCGTTGGTTACAAGTAATGTTTAAAGCTGCAGTATAACCAGAGTTTGAGCCGGACAAACGAATTTCATCATTACTTGAGCCATTATTTATAGATAAAAAGGCTTTTCCATCTGTATTTGTCAAAGATTGCTGGGATACAGTAAAACCGCCAATTGTACCTCGTACAGCAGCCAAACTCGTTGCGTAGAGTTTATCTACATCGATAAGGCTTGTTTTAATATACCCACCTATTATATACGTTTCCTTCTGCATCGCCCCGTTAATTTCAGACTGCAGGGATGAGATCAGATCGCCTTTGGTTATACTGCCTTTTTGAGCATAATTATCTAAATCTCCCGGATCAACTTTATTTGCAATTGTCTGTGCCAGATAAAATGATAAATCATTATCAGAGACACTGCTTTTATAGGCCAGACTACCCAGCGAAGAACTATTAGCCTTGCCGTTAATGGTATTTTGTAACGAGCTGTTGAAGGCTGAAAAAGTAACAGCACCTACCAGATTTATCCGGTTACCTTCGATAAGAATACCATCCGTTCCGACATTAATCGCATTGACGATACTTTTACCATTCTCCATTTCTTTTTTGGCAAACAAGGTTGTACCCTCCGCCCTTGTAATCCATCCGGATGATTCGGTAATCAAACCTTCAACCTTTGTTGATATACCGGACATCTGTTCGGCTGTTATCTCCAGCTGGCTATCGTAATGGATATAGATAGCTCCAGTCTCACCGTCTACATAATCCTTCGTAGCCAACAATTTTATATACTCGGCCTGCTGATCTATTTGGGTTTGGAGTTTTATCTGAGCGTCTGCCAACCGGTCATTAAACAGTGACACGCCATATATCAATATCTCACCTGTAAATCCAATCTTAAAGTCACCAAGGCCGTCCCAATTGCCATACTTGGCAAACTTCTGGTAACTGTCCGTGGGTGTAAGTTGGGATGATGAATATAAGTCCTTACCCTCAAAACCGACAGACAATGTACCTGAGCGGAGAACTTTATAATAAAAAGCAATCGAATAAACACCTTCTGTTCTTTCGCCGGTAAGCAAGCTGTTCATTTGAGATATGGAGGCATTTCGGATACGGAGTACATTCTTCGATCCATCCCGGTAGATATCGGCAACATTGGATTTTTCTGCGTAAAAAGAGCCATCCATCCAAAGATAATCACCGCCAACATTTATAAAATGTACGGTATTTGAAGTTGACCAGTAATTTGTATCGCGACCGAAAGATGAGTTACGAAGAATATTGCCGGTTTCCAATGACATATCATTTCGGATTCCTTCGATAGCACTGGTAAAATTCCCATTCATTATGATGAACTGCTGTTCTACAGTTGTACCGTCTTGCAAGTAGATATCCGTATCTTCAAACACGGCGCCACATCCATAGATACCGTATTTATCCAACTGGATGCCTTTTTTCGTCCGGATTCCACGAAGGTTGCCCACTCGAACCTTTACCTTTTCAAACATGGAGGCATCGGTTATACCATCCAAAACATCAATATAAGGAGCGTGGTCATCGTTGGATGTGAGATATATTACGCCCTGACGCTTTGCATCCGTTTTGTTACCCATGCGGAAAACGACATCCCCCAGCTGGGGATAATCTTCACCATCTATTATTTTCAAATCAAAATAATCGGAAGTAACTTTCAGTATTTCCCCATAAAAATATCGAACATTAATGCCCTGGCTACGCTGCATGCGAACTATGTCATCCTTACGCAAGTTCATACGCATTGTACCGTCCATGCTATCCATGTGGCAACGGTAGAACCCTTGACAAGTCTCTACGTATAATATCTTATTGAGGTCTGAAATCAGGACGGAACCGCCCAAACCATATATCTGTGAGTAAACCAATTCATAAACCTTCATAGACTTACGGACAGTGAGAAAATCGAATGTGGCCGATGATGTTGGTATATCTATCTCCGTTCCCCAACCATCCCATCCAGATGCAAAGGATACAGAACCAAACTTGCCACCAAGAAATATATCACTTCTAACACGAGCTGAATCCAGCAAAGCAGCACCCGTCGCTTTAATCTCCCAACCCTTACCATCCATTCCATCCAAAAAGATGGAACTGCCAATTTTTTTGTCGAATGTAATTATGTCGTGGGCGATATCAGGAATGTCTTTACGAAGGAACATTTGATTAAAGTCAACAATAAGATCATCTGTGGCTTCATTTATTTCCTGCAAAGTTCTTAATGATGAAAAAACATTTTTATCGGTCGGCTGAATTAAATCTGTGGTTTTTATTATATCAATATTTAAAGAACTTCCACCTGTACCACTATCAGGAAAAACATCAGGTTTTACTTTTAAGATAAGCTTATTACCTTTTACCTCATAACGAATATCCCCTTCTATTTCGTCTAATAGGTACGACATAAGACTACTCTTTTGGTATTAATTCAATTGCTATTGATTTCATTTTGTCCCCTGTTTGAGACATCTCGAAAATATTGTACACTAAAAAAGCGCACATATAACACACTGAAAAAAATAATTTATCTTTAATTATATCAAGACCTTTATTGATAGAATTAGTTGCAGATTTGATATAATAAAAATACTCCATTGTGCCAAAAGGTATACATTCTATTATCTGTCCTATAGAATTAAAAGCAAACACACAAGTAGGTTTATTTATCCCAGAATGTGTTATCGAATTATGTTGGATTTTATATTCTTCGCTATTAAAAGGATATACAAAAGAAACTGCTCTTTTCCATTCCTTTAGTTTAACTGCAATAAGTTTCAAAAAATCTGTAGGTAAAGCAATTTCTCCAATACCTTCACCATTATCTATAATCTCAGAAGAAAAAGATGATGTATTTATACAATTTACTGGAGCATTCAACAAAACAAGATTAACGGCATCTGGTATCACCGATTCAATATATTCATCTAGTTTAACAGTGTCCTCACTAAGCAGGTGAAGGTTTTCATCTTCACCTGCTTCATTCATAATTTCTCTAACCTTATTTATTATTTCCGAAGGTGTCATTCTTTATTTTCTCCGATTTTGAGGTTTGGAAAAGATACACCAAATTCAGATGCTTTTTTCAAAATGTTCTCTGGTGTATTCAGAGATTGATGGGGAACTCCATAATCTTTACGGAGAAGGTCTTTTGCATCTTGCCAGTCTGTGATTTCAGGAAGCTCCTTCAACTCAACTATAGGATCTTTCTTGATTTCGGATTCACCAACACTTTCAGACAATTTAAACAGCTTGCCAAAACAGGGCAACCCTTCTAAGGCTTTTTGGTAAATTTCATCGCTTGTACGAAATGTATGATTCTCGTCTTTAAATTCTACGTAAACGACAATCTTTCCGTCCACGACGATCGGGACAGAAAGAATATTATGCGCTTTATATACTTTGACCATGACAAACTATTTTAAGCAGTTACAGGAACAACTTTAACATGAGCATCCGGATTCTGTAATACCAAACCGGATATTTCAGAGACAGTACGAGCATCGACATCTTTTGTTCCAGCCTTGCGAAGATCAAGATCCTTTGTTTTAAGCTCATACACCGAAATTTTTCTCAAATAATTGGCATCAAAAATTAAACCTTTATCAGAGAAGCCCATTTCATCAAGAGATTCATCATGTACACACCAAAGTGTTCCAAAATTGGTTGTAATTTCCTTAAACTTAATACCATATTTAGTCACGACTTTATCATCATTAACAACTCTATCACGCTTGATCTTACTAAGATTTGCCATTAAATCTGATCCCATAATAAAAACTTTTGTCTTATTTCCAGCATTACCTGTAAACGCTTTTTTCATCAAGTCAACCAGCATAGACTCTGTAAATTGCAAATCCGAAGAAGATGCTCCATAGGCGAATGTTTTACCAGCCTGCCACCAAATACCACCTGTTAGGTAAACCTCTTTGTTCGCTTTGTCATAAACAATTCGCCTCGCCCCTAACCAAAACGATTTGTTCATACCTCGCTTCATATCGAATATTGCCTCTTCCTCAAGATCACTAAATGTCCAATCAGCTTCTTTATCAGATATTTTCTGTAAAGTTGATTCTTCTATCTGTGCTCTAAATATCTGCAAATACTGCGTTTTCTTCGTTGGCACACAAGCATATGTTGTTGTCTGCATATCAATTTCATTGTGTGCACGGCCAGAACGAATAAGGATAGTGTCCACATCCAAAGTAGGTATACAATTTTCATTATCTCCGATCTTTTTGCCGTTAACAGGAGTAACGATCAATTTACCATCCTCTGCTTTATCTAAAATATATAAAACCAAAAACTCTTCACTTTTGACGCCAGCTTCGGTATATCCATTTACAGATGGGACAATTATAGTCTCATATTTTGAGTAAATACCATTATTGGTTGTATCTATTGTAGCCTGGCTAAATCCTGTTGACTCATCAAACTTCGTTTTAATTTTAGAAGAAACTGGAAGTGTATCAGTACTGTAATACTGATGTCTTTGGCTTTTTGAATTTCGTCTTGTAGCATATCTGGATAATTGCTCAAGTGGATTTCCCATAGGGCGAATTTTCACAACTCGCCTTTCAATATCATTCAAAAGTAAATCTTCCGAATTTTCATGAGTGAATTGCGTTGTTACTACCTGGTTGGTCTCTACAATTCCACCAGTCGGGCCTGCTACAGCTTCTGCGCCAATAGCCCCGGCATCTACTACTCCCAAGAAGGAGCAAAGAATCATGATTAACATCATGGCAAAACTTCCATTTTTAAATAAGTCTTTCATCTCTAAAATGTTTTTATTGTTAATATTATGAATAGAAATCTCTTTTAAAAGGAACAGCAGGTTTCTTGGTTCCCCCTTTTCCGCCAGAGTTTAAAGCAGGTATACCATCTCCAGTTGTCGTTTTTAGCTGCTCGTCTATCTTTTGATTTCGTCCTTCCACTACTCCGGCTGCTGCTGCATCCTGAATATCTTTTTCGTAGTTCAGGCCTTTATACATCGTTTCTAAGAAAGATTTATCAATACGTCCCATCAAAGCCCCTTCAACAACAGAATAACATTCGCCAATGAATTTTTCAAATTCTTCATCCGACATTTCTTTCTCTGCTTTGAAATCCGACATATCCTGCGCAGAGGCCTCCATGTTCTTGTCTTGGTCTTCCCGCAGTTTATTGCTTTCTGCCACCCGATTCAAATATTCCTGATTAGCCTCATTCAACTTTGCCATCTGTTCTTCGTCACCGGACATATCCAATACATCCTTTCCAAAATATTTCACAAATGAGCTTGATGGCGAATCTCCCCCTACGATATCAGACATAAATGATGCAAATCTGGGATCTTTTTTAAACAGATCCTTCAATTTGCTATCATTGTCCTTAAACTGGCTCAACTGACTATGAATATCATCGTCATATTTCTCAAAGGCGCCATATCTGACTTCCGGATCTTCACTATCAAAATCTACGTCGGGCATACGTTCTTTCATTCGAGATAGATAATTGTCTCTCCTGCTCTTCTTTTCTTCGTTTACATCTGCCATACAAATTTGTTTTTAATGTTCTATAGCGAAGAAAACAGGAGTGATGAAATTTTTTATGTTGTAAATTAACAAAGTTGTTGTTTTCAACTATTTTTTTTATTATCCTCGTAATAGGTTGTTTAGGTTATCTATAATGTGGCTAGAATTTAAAGAAGAACGCGACAAGGATTTCTTGGCTTCTTATGATTTCGTTATAAAGAAACATGGGGAAAAAGCCCCATATTTAAAAAGAGACGAATTGCTTTTGGAGGCTATAATGCGACCAGCCAAAAGATTCTACGTCTCAGAAGAACAGTCATTCCGGATCATCTCTAAAATGTTAAAAGGACAAAGCATTGGAATAAGAAACCCTCTTAAATTACAGATGTACGAAGAAATATTCTTACGGGTAAAACAAGAATTAGAAAAATCAAACCTGTCGACAATTGAAATCATCGAAAAAGTCATTAACCAAAGCGCACCAAGGTTCTACATAGATATTAAATCGGCCAGAATACTACATTACAAACTGCTAAATAGAAGAAGATGGAATATATAGTTATTATACTATTCGTAATCGTACACATTTGTGCGGGTAATGAATTAGGATACTCTTCTTCAAGTCCGATCTGGACTCATGCAACCTACCAATTCCAGCATTTGAACTGGATTCATCTCTTGTTAAATAGTTTCACTTTTTTATCTCTTTGCAAAATATTACGGAAAGCGTTACCCCTATCATTAATCTTGGTGTATGCTTATTTTACATCAGTAATTATTTCTTTCTTCTCAGAGCTTGATCTGCCAACAGTAGGGGCTTCTGGAATGATTTACGCGATGTCTGGAATGTTTATTTCCATCAGTCTGATAGGAGAAAAACTTAGAATCGTAGACTATAGTAAATTTTCGCTTTTTCTTTTTGGAATTACAATAGCTCTGGTTCTATCCGCGATTAAGCCCCATATTAATTTTTTTTGTCACTTGTTAGGGCTTTGTTTAGGAAGCAGCATAGGAATATTAGACAATTGGCTTAATCATGAGAAACATTCAAGACGCAATTAAAGAAAATAATTGTAGGCTTGAATACATAAACCAAGTCTACAATCCGGAAACCGGAGAAGGTTGCGATACATTTACACGAATCAAAGTCTGTATCAAAGATTGCCCCATACCCGTACAATACGTTCCTGAAAAAATGTACCAAAATGAACCAATTTGCGAAGAAGTCCATAAGGCAGGATCAATCAAAGAGTACTTAAAAAAGAAGAAAATACCTTATACCAAACTCCGTCACCAAGAGTTCTTAATCTGTTTTTTCAAACTTAGAATAAAATACGATTTCGAGTACTTTGCTTATACCTGTCTTACTATCGAAGACGGTCGTAATGGATTAGGTGATATTCCATTTAAGCTCAATAGAGGACAAAGAAGACTTTTAAAAAAACTTGAAGAGCAACGTCTTGCAGGAAAGCCTATCCGAATTATACTACTCAAATCCAGACAGTGGGGAGGTTCCACTTTGATACAGTTGTATATGCTATGGATTCAGTTAGTGCATAAAGAAAAATGGCATAGCATCATTTGTGCTCATCTTGATCAGGCGGCCAAACATATTAGAGGCATGTTCCAAAGAGCTCTCAAAATGTACCCTGACCTCTCTAACGAAAAATACGAATTAACACCTTATCAAAACACACAAAACATCAAAGAGGTAAAAGCTCGGGGATGTCGTATCACTGTAGGATCAGCAGAATCCCCCGATTCAGTTCGTTCTCAAACCGCATTCATGATACATTATTCCGAAGTCGGTTTATTCCCTGCCACCGAAGGAAAAAAGCCGGAAGATCTTATCGGAGCAACCAGTAGTGTAGTGAAAAGAATCCCATATTCTATGATTGTATATGAAAGCACAGCTAAAGGTATAGGAAATTTCTTCCACACGCAATGGCTCAAAGCTACGGATCCCGATAAAAAATCAGCATTCGAGCCGATATTTGTCGAATGGTTTCTCATTGATATGTATTCCGAAGCAATTAAAATACCATACGAAGATTTTATAAATAGCATGACTGACTATGAATGGATGCTATTTGACAAAGGTGCAACACTGGAAGCTATTAATTGGTATAGAGGAAAAAGTGGCGAGTCGGCATCGGAATCCAGTATGAAAGAAGAATTTCCATCTGACGACATAGAGGCATTCCAGAACTCCGGACAACCCGTATTTAACGTTACGCATGTTGAGAAATTGCGAAAAGATTGTATTTCTCCAATTGCAATCGGAGAAGTCTATGGGCGAGCTTCTGCTGCATCGGCCAAATTGAAACCCGATCTAAGAAAAAGAGTTTTGCAGGGTGTCTCCTTCTCAGAAAACAATAAAGGTTGCTTAAAAATCTGGGATATGCCGGATAGCTCCATAAAAGTTAGCAACCGGTATGTCATATTTGTGGACACCGGAGGCAGGAGCAACAAAGCGGATTATTCCGTCGCTACAGTCTTTGATCGCTATTGGATGATGTTTGGCGGCAAACCGTCAGTCGTAGCCCAATGGCGAGGGCACATAGACCACGATATCCTTGTCTGGAAATGTGCTCAATTAGGTGTATTCTACCAGAATGCCTTGCTTGTATTTGAAAGCAACACCCATGATACAGAAAAAGACAACGATACAGATGGCGATCACACTGAATTTATATTCGATACGATATCCAAATACTATACAAACCTATATTCCCGTACACCCGCAGATAAAATAGTTGAAGGATTGCCACCGAAATGGGGCTTTCACATGAACAAAGCTACAAAAGCAATGATCATAGACACCTATATCAGTATCCTACGTGAACAAGGTTATAAAGAAAGAGACAGCGACGCTCTTAATGAGGCTCGGTGGTATGAGAAAAAAGCGAATGGATCTTTTGGTAATATAGACGGTAAACATGATGACATACTTATTACGCGAATGGGAGGATTACATGTGTGCTATGATCTTCCTTTACCCAAAGTTATCACAGATAATAAATTAATAAAAAATCGAGAAATCATCAGCGAATCAACAATTTAAACATTACACTTATGAAAACAGAAATCTCAATTATTCAGTTCTTAAAACAATGGTTTTATTTAAAAAGAAAATCTATTCAGTTATCACTTGCTATCCAGCTGTGCGACTTAAAGCAACAAGCTTTTAATCGGAGGTATTTTGTTATACTTGATCATAACGACAAGCTAATATCCCTATCAAAAGAAGACATCAACCGCATGAAACGACTGCGTGTGATTCAAAAAAATGTAACACACCTGGACCTAATGGAAAAAAGTTTTTATTATACCCCATTATCAAGAAATGATTCCAGTTCGCTATCACCCGAAGATCGAAAAAAGCGCAGAGACACCTACATGAAATACATTCGGTCAAGAAAACATATCACCATCTAAAGAAGATCCCGGTTATTCCGGGACTCTTCCATTTTTAAGCGAATCAACCATTTCTTTTTTCTTGACAGCCACTTCTTCCTTCAAACGTTTTAAGTACTCTTCGTCTGTTGTTTCCCTTATTTCGTCATTCAGATCACTTATTTCATCATAAAACGACTTTATAAACTCAGCCTTTTTCCATTCGTCGCTATTCTCAAACTCTTCGAGCTTTTGAATATACTTTGCACTCTGGAGAGAAGGAGAATTATCAATAAGTCTCTTATATTTACGATAAGCGTGTTCAGCTTCTTTCATCTCATCCAAATACTTGTAAAACTTCTCGTTCACCTTCATCATTGTCCCGTCGACTTCTCCCGTGTCATAAAATCGGTTCAGAACCGGAACATTACGCCAAGAGAAATCATTTATTCCGGTAGGTATCCCAATAACTGTTTTAAAAGATTGATTCATAAAAGTAAACATTCCTCCTAAATAAGCCTCAAATAAATGTTCAACAGCTGCGGGGTTAGATAGATTAACCGCTGTTGGTGAAGATCCAAGCAGTTTATCATACCATCCTCTTTTTGCTTCATCGCCTCCAGTAAGTATATTCAAATATTCAGAAATCTTTATGGGAATAACACTCGTACTTTTATATATTCTTTGATACTCTGGATCATATTCATTAAATGGCGTGATCTTAGCGATAGGCTTGCCTGTAAAATCTTTGTTTGTAATATAAGATTCCACAACAGGCTGCAATGCACTTGGCACATACACACTTGATCCACCCACTGGGTTTAACGGAAGAAGATCTAATAATCCTAATACAACATCGCCAGTCGCTTCTGTTCCTTCGTCGTATCCGCACGCATATCGTAAGGCTGCATCTCCGATGCCATAGAAAGCTCTCAACTCTATAGGAAGTGGAATTTTAAGAAATCCATCCATTCCTATAAAACCAAGAGGAATACAAAGGTTGTTTTTCCTCACATAATCCGGAAGTCCCATATATTTCTCCCGATCATCATCATCACCCAAAAGAGATAAAATAGATGGAATAACCATTCCTGCGACAGCAAAACCACCAAGCAGCTTAGCTGTTCCTGCTTTATTCCTCATACACATGTTAAAAGCATTATTCAATGATTGAACAGCGGCATTAAAGAATAGAAAGAAACTCTTGAAAGTTGAATTTCCCATCGCCCCACTACCCTTTCGGTTGAAATTTATCGTTACTTCTTTCGCATTGGAAACAGACTGAAGTATGCTTCTTCCTTCCTGCCGGCTAGTCATATATGTAGCAAAACGTGACAAATCTTCTGCCCATTCATTTGGAAGTTGCATAAAATCAAGAACAGCATTATAGCCTCGCTTTGTTTTAGCCCATTTCCCTGTTGCAAGGCTATTTTCTATTTGTTCTTTATATTTGTCAATACTATAAAGGGCTGTATAACCTGTGCGTCCACCATTTTTAAGAAATTCATCCAACATGACAGAGATTGGATCATTCTGATCAACTTGCCAATTTTCTCCTGCCTTAATCCTGCCAAATAAAGCCTTACTAGCCTTCGATACATTGCGAAGGAAACGACGCTGATACTTTCCGCCTTCTTTCACACCTAATGTAGTTGTAGACCAAATCAAGTCCCTTGATAAATTAGAGAAAACAAACGCCGGGTTGCGTGTCGTAAAATTAGCCGCCATCTGCCGATTTGCCCACTCCATTCCCTTCACAAACTTACTCAGGTTTCTTTCTGGTGAATTTAACCCGTTTATTGCTTGTGCTACCTTGGGATTCCCATGAACATATACAATATGCTCTTCTCCATTAAGTTTTACTTTTACCAGATGCTCTTCTTGCTCTTTTTGTGAAGTCTTTAAGTCAATCTTTAATTTACCTTTACGAGGTTTTGCTTTGCCTTCGGATTGAAGACGGATCATATCAGCTTCATGATTCTCTATGTTTTTACGATATTGTTCAGGATCGTCATCAAAATCAGGATATGACGGCTCCCATATTTCAACACCATCCTTATCAATCCCCATATAGGCATACCATTGCTTACTCACGCTTAAACCCTCTATATCACCACTTTGAGCAAGGCGGTATAAATGAAGTTTCATTTGATTTTTATTTCCACCAACTATTACACTATTTCCCATTGACATCATGTAAGCCAGCGGATCATCTGCTCTAGAAGTTCTACCTTTTGCCGTTTTAATAGGATCATTGTAGGGTATCTCCGAATCCGAGTAATAATCATATACATCATGTGCCACCGCCTCATCAAATCCTCTAAGAGGAATATAATATTCATACATTCCCTTGATCTTATCATACGTTTCTCTATTAATCATTCCACTATCAAATGATTTTTTCAATGAGAAATCATTTACCGCATGAATTTTATTCCAAAGATTTTTAATCTCCGTCTTGTACTTTGATTCCGTATCAGTAATAAAATCACCTATACTAACCTCGCCTAATTCCTTCTGAATAGCAGTCAAACCGGAGAAATCTTTGCCTGAAAGAGACTGTTTCATATCCTCGAATTTTTCATCTGACAACACAGAAAGTTCTGAAAACTTTTTACTATCTATTTCCGATTTCAACCTATCTCTCAGTTCATCATCTTTAATAGCATCTATAGCATCTGCTAATTCATCATACCGCATCTTTTCATTACGTTCTAACCCATGTTTAGCCATAACGTAATTCTCAATATCCCGTTGCGTTATTCCTTTTTTAGTTAATCGCTCAACAGCTTCAACCATTGGATCCACCAACTTTGCTTTGAACTGTTCCTGTTCGTACGTGTTACGGGGAGACAATGTGTTTTCATACAGATACACATTCATATAGTCAGGAATCGGCTTCCCTGTTTTTTTCTCAAATATATCTTGTAGCTTTTTTACAGCTATCATCCGGTCAACATAAGCCTCATGGAGCAGTTCGATTCGAGATTGGATATTTCCCTTTAGCTCGGCTTTTTTTTCTGGAGACATACGCAACTCATCAAAAGGCTTCTTGCTCCTGAATAACGTATCATATTCTTTAATGTTTTCACGCACAGCATTGTCTGCTTTTGTCTTCTTCATCACATCAAATGCCGTATCGCTTTCTTTCAGGCGATTCTTGCTTTTCCAAAGCATATACATTATATCGCCATCGGACATTTTAAGATCTACGCCCATACTACGGAATACATCTTTGATTATGGAACTGATTTTTTGTATAATACCTGGATCAGACATCGTTTCGGCCATGTGTGCACAATATTCTTCGCCAGAAACTGTTTTATCACCAAATTCATTCATCAAAGAATCTTGTACCTCTTTAGGGAGAGATTCATATACGGAATCCATTGTAGATGTAAAGTTATCACCCAGCATGCTACGAAGTCCTTTATGAGCTACAACTTCATGTAAAGTCGTAGATTGTGCATCTGCTACACTTTCAGCATTCGGTAACACTAAATAGACTTCATTAGTCACTGGATCATACCAACCTTTTGAACCACGTTTCTGACGTTGTTGTTTAAGATCGTCATCTGCAATCTCGTTTACATCTTTAATAATATGAACAGGCGTATTCAGGGTTTCGGATAATTTTTCCACGGACGATGTAATTTTCCCTTCGTCCAAGGTTGGATTTACGAAAGAACCAACTATATTTGTAGCAACATTAAGTTCTCGAGTTGAAATTGCCAGGTCAGTAGCATGGGGCATCTGTTGAGCAATCCAACTCGAGAATTTATTTTTCTCAGCATATTTCAACCGATCTCCCCTGTTTACCCAACCTATTATGCCTTTTACGTCATCTTTAGGATAGACACTTGTAATTGAGTTTACACTAATTCTATTAAAACCTCTCGGCACGTTCGTGCTTAAAGAGACAATAAAACTGTTACCCTTATTATCTTTCAGTTCTGTTAGTATAACCTTGCTCCCATAAGACGAATTGCTATTGAACACCGCTATTGGATTCGCTATTGCTTGTGGAAGATTTACCACACTTCCGAACTCAAAAGGATGATTACTTTTATATTTTTCTGACGCTTTTATTGCTAATTTGTCAGATCTTAACTCAATCGGCAAATCCGGTATTCCCGCCGCTTGCAAAACAGCAGACGGTTTACCCAGCTGATAAATGTGCCCTTTGGGTAAAGTTCCATCTAATTGTTGCTGCAATTCATTGTTGAACTTCTGGTTTACATCATCTATACCGGTATTCGTACCACTCCCTTCTGTTGTACGGAAACGGATATCATCATCGAAGAGAGAATAGTTACCATTATTATCTGTAGCACTCTTGATTTGGTTGGGCTCAAATGCAACTGTCATAGTATATTTTCCATCAGAAACTATTACTCCATCCTTATTCTCAGATTCCTCTATCATCAATGATTGGTAATTGTCCCAAAACTCAATGACGTCATTATCTTCAAACACTCGACCGCCAAGTCCATTCTTCTTACACCATTTTACATCAGCCACAAGTGGATTTCTTAGGTTGATGAAAACAGAAACAACTTCCCCCTTTCGGGTACTGTCGTATTCAGATACAGCATAGTCCCGAGCTATCTTCTCACTGTTAATGAAAAAGAAGCCTTTCTCATCATACGAATAGCGACTACCAACAAATTCTTTTTTAAATTTCGTCAGTCCATTGGTTAGCGTTCCATGATAAACAACTAAAGGCTCACCATTCTTATCTAATACTTTAGATGATTTTTGGGGATCGTTCTCCCAATCTCCAAACCACTTCTTAAACGCTTTACTCCTTACTTGTACCCATTGTTTTTCATTCAAGTTAGTAGGCTTCCCGTTTGGAGCTTTCATGTACATGCCATCAGCTTTGGATCGTTCAATGATACTTTCTTCCTCGGATACTGTGGTCGACTTACGGAAACGGATTTCAGTATCTTCTTTCTTAGTCTTGTTGGCGATCTTGTAGTCAGCAAAAGGCTTTGTTTTACGTGTAGATGAATCAATCCATTCCTTGAATTTACCCTTGCTAACCTCTGTTATATTCCCTAGCCCTTTCCATCCAGGAGAATAATTTGAAAGATAAGCGGCTTTTGCGTCTTCCGTTGAGTTAAAGCCATACATGACTTTGTGTTCATCAAAAGACTCATCTGCATTTACTTGATCTACTACATATATGTTACCAGAAGCTGGAGAATCAGAAAGAAATATATCAATATGATCACCATCAACACCTTCGGTGCCACGAATATAGCCGTAGGTATTATTCATGATCACACTCCATTCTTTACCGTCTGCATCCTTACCAGAACGAATAGATCCGGTCGGTTGTTCTATGGTTATATCAAAACCATCAATCTTTACATGCCCCTTTTTATAGTTCCCAGCCTCTTTCTGAGCATCTGTTGGATTAGTATCAACTTGCTGCTCCGCCTCTAATATAGCCTCTTGAATAGAACTGGTATTATCATCATCAGAAAATTCTTCTCCTTCTATTAACTTGGATTTTTCAACTGGGCTTTCTTGTACAACTCCATCCGAGAGATTGATACTGTCATCAGTTCCCGTGTGTTTTGTTTCAGGTTCTCCAATTCGCCCGGTCTGTACAGATTGTTCGCCTTGCAATAACTGATCGCTTCCTTCACGTAAACCGCCAGTTCCTCCTTCGTCATTTCGTTTATTTTTTTCATTTGTTCTATTGTTATTTTGTGCTAAGATAGCATCTATTTCCTCTTGTTCTTCTTTTATATCCCGTATTTCATCTGCAATTTCTCCACTTACATATTCAATAGTTTCATCGGTAACAAATTCTATTTGTTTACGCATATCCTCTTCGTAAGCCCCATAATCCTCCGGGGACATATGATAATTTTCCTCACACCAAGCCACATATTCATTATATACTGCTTGCCGTTCACGTTCGGCCATCACTTCTCGATTAGTTTTGATATAATTAATAAGATCACCACGTGTACGTGAAGAAGACAATACTTCAATGATAGCGTTGCGCCCAGCATTAGGATCGTTCTGATCAAATAAATTTGTCCCAGCTTCTAAGTCGGCAAGCATAACTAATTCTCCCGCACGCTCTATATTCACCCCTCCTTTTTCAGGAGAAGCGAATAATCCGAACATTTTACTTGTTTCTGTATTTCCTGCGCCTGTTTCTTTTTTGTAACTCTCACGTGTTAACCGTATAGATCCATTAGCAAGCATCTTAGCCGCCAATTCTTCACCATTCACGGGTTCTCCTATAGCTTCAATTTCTTTTGCTATTACATCACCTGATTTTTCATTAGCCTCTTTAATTGTTTTATCAAGGTTTATCCAGAAATCCGCCTCCTGTTTAAGAGTATCATGTGTCTGTTGAGCTTGAAGCAATGCAGACTCAGCTTTATCTTCTTTTCCTATCGGAGAATTATCATAATTCTGTTGCGCCTTGTCTAATTTAGCCGAAGCCTTTTTTAGATCGCTTTCTAATGCATTCTTAGTAACTTCGACTTTATAAGGTAATTTGTCTTTATATTTTTCAAAAAGAAAGTCTAATGTGTTTTCTTCACCGGAAGCAATAAAGTCGGGAGTGCCATCTTCGCGCATAACGATAGGCGATTTTTCAGTAACAGGCAACACTGGTTCCGCCTCTTGTTCCTGAACTTCGACCACATCAGCAGGAACTGGCTCAGAATTTGCAATTTCTGACATTTTGCTTTCTTTATCTGGTGAAACAACCTCATTTACGGGTGATTTTTCTGACGTTTTGTCAATCATTTCACTTTCCACTCCCCCCTCTGCTGATTCTGTTTGGATAGCAGATTTAACAACAATGCTCTTAGGAACCGTTGAAAGGATGCCATCCCCTATATCTATAGACACATCTTCAGACCCCGGCTTAAGATCGCCGACTTTTCCCTTAATCTGTTTCCCTGTATCAGGATCAATATAAGTCACATCGTCCCCATTACTTATTTCCTGAGCCTCTTCCTGTCGCCTCTGTTGTTCTGCCATTTGATCCTGCATATCAAATTCTGTACGCAAATTAGCTTCGTACTGTGCCCGTGAATCAGCGGCACTCATTACACTAGCTATGCCAGAAACTTGGTTTGGAGTAATGACTTGCATTTTACCTTCTGTATCTCTATAATATAAGGATTGATCGCTATTATCAGCATTAAAAAGGATTTCCCCACTTTCATTTTGGCTAACTGCTATATTCCCCTTCGTTATATATACAGGATTATCTTTATCACCATTTATATACACCTGCTGAATCATTCCATTTTCAGCAGTTATAGGAGCAATAGCATTATCATAATTCATCATCTCTGTTTGGATGGAAAGCTCTCGACGTTCATTCTTTTCTTCATTGATCGCCTCAGGCGTACGAAGGGATTTATATGCAATATCAGACTGAACGAGATTGAACAATGCGTCTTTTTGCTCTTGAGAGAATTGATTGCTCGAATCTAAGGCTTCCAAAAATGCCGACTTCTCCTCCGGTGTAGCCGCTTCAAGTTCATTTCCAATACCAAGCATCTTATTGTCACCTTTAAACTCTGAATAAAACACTTCTTTGGCGTTATTGTAGTCTCTACGTGTCTTTATCTTATCATACTGTCTTTTAGCAAAACCAGGAGCACCTGCAGCAGAGAAATACGCACCTCCCCCCATTCCGTACACGAATGAGTCTTTCAATCCATCCGTAATGTCTCTATTCGGATCGGCACCTGTAACCTTGTCTGTAATGTTCTCGGCCAACTGTGAAGCAACTTCTTCAATACCTTCTTCGACGGGTTCATAGAACATGCCAAACTCTTTATAATGCCTTTGCAATTGGCCCATGAGCCCCTTCTTTACAGCCTGTTCAGCTTTATCTCTACCTAAAGATTTATAGAGTGTTTTCATCCATGCCTTCGAGACACCTGCACCTAACATTTCAGACAAACCTTCTGCAGTTCCAGTAATAATGGCGTTAGAAGCTTTTGCGAACTCGCCCATATTAGGATTCTCTGCATCTAACTGATCATATTTATCACTCGCAGTTATAGCACCAATCCCAGCCAGTCCTGCAACAGGAGCCCCTGCAATTGTAGCGGCTGCGGCAGAAATAGACACAGGTAATGATTCTATACCCTGTAAAGCAATGTCACCAATCGCACCGGCATAATCTCCTTCTTTCCATAAATGAGAATAAGACTTGCCATTATACCTATCCGAATTGACCCTCGATGTTTCTGCTACCCCTTTAAAATAGCCAGATGCATCCTTAAACATACCGCCTCTTGTACCAAGTCCTAACTTTTCAATACCACTTGTCGCTTTGTCTAAAGCACCGAATAGCCCGGCGCCTAATTGAGCTCCACCCGCATTCAACTTCTCTATTGCATCCCCAAGATAAGTGTTCCAAAACCCCTTTCTACTTCCTTGATCAGTTGTATCAATATCAGAGTATCCAAGTTTGGCATTGAAATCAGATAGAGAACCGATATCCTCAAACCCATCTTCCTTTAACTTACCATACAGAATTTCTCGTTTACCAGAATCTTTCAGCTTACCTTCAAAATCTTTATAATTTCCAATATCTTCATAGCCGTTTAAAGATAGAGTTTCATATAATTTTTTAGTATTATCTTCCATTACCAACCTATTTTTTTAGACACCTGATTTTCATTCTTTTTATCTCCTTCATCCACAGAAATAGCCAATTCTTTCATCAGGCGAACGGCAGAAGGGCTATCCGGCCAATGCGCCAGGACGTAGTTCATCCTTTCCGAAGGACTAAGGTCTTTATACTTTCTCTTCTCACTCGGATCACCTTTAAAGACATCATTTTCCATCTCTTTAAAAATGCGAGGGTAAATCGTTTTAAACACGTTCTTTTTTAGCTGATATGTTGTCCCTGTATTCGGGTCATAGTATGGTTCTGTTTGATTATCGTTTCCTACAGAAGATTTAGTTGCACGCTGAACATTAGCGTCAGCATTCCTTTCTGAAATACCTTCCATCACCTTGTTATGTCTTATTTGTTCCTTATGTTGGGTATTAAGTCTCTCCTGCTGCTGTCTGAATTTATCTGCCTCCATGGTATTCTTTGCATTTGCTACATCTCTCTGGTTTTTTAATCCTTTCGCATTTTGTATTACACCAAGCAATCCTGAACGATCACGAGTATACCCTTGTCTTGCCGCTTCTATATCTGTCAAAACACTATTATAAAGTCCTGTATCATATCTATCCCGGTCTACTTTATAAATATCACGAAGACGCTGAATATAAGCATCATTATCCTTCTGCGCAGATGAATCGTCTTTTGGTATATATGCCCCTTTAGCCCCGGCTATTCCTTGAACAATCAGCTTTAAACCATCAGCCGCGGATGCGATATTGTTAGCAGCCTTAACACGTTTTTCTTCCGGTAACTGCGGAAAGTGACGAGTTGACTTGTACAATGTCTGATAAAATGGTTCCACTGAGTTTGGATCAAAATTTTTATACAATTGATTGATCCTTTCAGGAGAATAGTATTGAGTTGCTGCTTTCCAATCATCTTCATTCATCCAATATGGCCGTGATGAAGCGGTGGTAGGGGGCACTGTTTCCACACCTTCGTTCTTAACAGCATTATTTTGCTGATTTTTCATTTTCGCCATTGCATCGGCATGAATCGCCTCTCCTAAATAATCCATTAATGCCATCACTCACCAAATTTTGTAGGATAACTAATTTTAGGTACAGATACACCAGGGATTACAGGCTCTTTTAAAAGAATAGAACCGGGCGTTCTACTATCTACCCCTGAATTTAGTATTGATTTACCCATAGATCCCGCACTGTTTAATGCAGTACTAAGCCCATTTTGCATCATATTCGTCCAACTCTCAGTATTTTGACCATTAATCCGTTGTTGCTGATTATACAAATTCTGACGTTGGTTAAGATAACGGTTCATAACATTGTCCTTATACTGTGTATTCATGGCTGAAATATTACTCACAGTATCGGTGATGGATTTATTTGCTACCTCCTTTTCTGCAACCATAGCTTCTGGGGTTGCGCCAGTAATAGCTGCAGTAGAAGCAGAACTTTTAGTTCTATCTTTTAACCCTTCTCTAAGATTCCTTAATAGAGCGGCATTATCCGATCTTTGAAGTGGATCACTGTAATACTCTTTATTAAAAAGACTATCATTATACTCTCTTTCCTCATTAAGTGCTTTTTGAGCCTTTTTTCTTTGTTTTGCAGCCTTTATTCCTCCAAATAATCCACCCAGAAGACCAAGACCGCCTGCTATTGCTGCTCCAATCATGTTTTTATAATTTACAGTTATGATTATGAAGAAAGTAGATATACTTTTGCTTACAATGTTGTAAATTATAATTTTTGAAACTAATTGATATTATCAATCATGGGACAACCAAAAGGCAAAACAGGTAATCCATTAGGGAAACCGAAAGGAACAAAGAATAAAACCACCATACAGATGAAAGAGATTATCACAGGATTTGTCGAAAACAAATTAAGTGATGTTATGGATGCTTTCGACAGCTTAGAGCCAAAAGATAAGGTTTCGGCTTTTACATCTTTGTTGAAATATGTTATTCCTCCTGCCAGAGACACAGAAAGCGACAGAGAAAATAAAGAGGCAATATCTACTTTGGTAGAAAGACTGTTTAACAGGAAAAGCTAAAAATTGCCCTAACTAGAACCACCCGGACACAAAAAAAGGCGATAAATTCAAAACTTACCGCCTTAAAACAGACTGTTATACCAACAATTGTTTCTATCCACGCGCCTCATTCGAGGCACGACATTATTTTGTATTTACCAATTCTTGCATATCGCAATCTAAAGCACTTGATATACGGAAAAGGATGTCTATACCTACAGAGTATCTCCCATTCTCAATATTATTAATATTAGCTTGGGTTATATTCGCCTTTTCTGCCAATTCGCGCTGAGACATCCCTTTTAAACCTCTAAGAGCAGCAATCTTGTTACCGAGTTGTAATCGATAAGTTTTCAACTCGCCTTTTTGCATTGTATAGGCAATCATAAAATCACCTTGCTCTTTTATGTTAAGATGCTTAGGGAGGACATCTCCATCAGTTGATAGTTTACCCACTAATTCTAGCAACAACGGTTCAAACTCTGGATTCTTTTTGTAGCAATGTACAACTGCTACAAATTGTTGCATCATCGCAAAAGGATGTTGGCAGACTAATGCGACGTTGCTCACACGGCCATACTCGTTTTTACACGCTTCATGCAGGTATTCTACCAGAGCGCATAAGCGCCCTGATACATAACCGATATCTGTTCTTTGTTGATCTACCAT